GAGCATTATTAACAACTTTTAAATCTAAATCTTTTAAGAAATTAATTAATAAAGGAACTTTTAAATTACAATCATATAATGGTAAGATTAATTCATTAAAATATTGACTTTTTTGAATATCAAATATATTTAATAATTGTGGAGTTTGAAAAAGTAATTTTTGACCGGGTTTTTCATAATAGATGTGAATTAATTTCTTTTCATTCATTTCATTTACTTTTGAATAAATAATTTTATTTAAATCTATTTGATTTAATAAGTAGATTTTATTTTCTTCCATATACATAAATAAATTTTTTATTTTATTTATTCAAACTAATATTTTTATTTGTTTTTGTTTTATAAATTAAATTTTAAATTAAACTCCCACCTAAGCTTAAACTCCCACCTAAGCTTAAACTCCCACCTAAGCTTAAACTCCCTTAACCTTCTTGCCCTTCTTGCCCACCAGCGTCTCTCCAGGCTCTAGTCCAGCACTACCGCCAGCACCACCACTCGCCGTCACTGAAGCATAAGTAGTTGAACCACTCACCTCGCTAACAACTGTAGCGATGGCTGCTGCTGTTTCCGTTCGAACAGCAGCAGCAGAGTTGCTTGCTACACTTGCGGTTGGCTTAGCACTGACCAGTTCCTTGCGCTCCTCTTCTTCATCGTCGGAATCAATGAAGAAAGGCTCGGTCTTCTTGGCACTCATGACAAATGGCCTCACTTCGACCATCTTGAGCTTGAGACCAATACCAAACGTTCTCTTTCCGTCCTTGGCTGCGCGGGTTGAGAATAGCTTGGAGAGTGAGAAGATCGGACGGAACTCACACTTGTAACGAAGGTGCTTCTGGATGTCGTCCAACATCATCGCTTCAACCTTGGTTCGCGTAGTACCGTCGTTGACGTAGAGTTCGGTACTAACATTTGGCGTTCCGTACTTGAAATCAAGCTTGACTACGAAGTAATCCGGCTTGGGTGGAGTTCCTTCGGGAGCATCAGGATCTTCGGCTGCTTCACGAACCATGGGCTGGTAGTTGTAAGCCGCTGCCTTCTTTTTATCCCCAAATAAAGTCTCCTTTTCAGCCTCACACTTGTCATCAATGCTTGTGAGAACATCATAAAGTTTCTTTGATTCGGGATTGTCATGATTAAATGGGATCTTGACCTTACCACGCTCGCGATCAGACATGGGTTTGCCTGAGTTGTTAAGGTTAGGCTTGCCTGTCTTATCGAACTTGCTGGGAAATCCGTAATAGTCCAGCTTCATCCAGGGACCTTGGATGAAGAGGAGCCCTTCATCATTGTACGATGGGAGGGACATGAGCTGATACTTGGTGATATCAGGGGTTTCAGCATTTTCTATGGGAGTAGAAAACTTGAGCTTGGAGAGGTCGACTTCGGTGTATTTAACGGTAGAAGGCATTCTGTTATAATAATAATACTTTTATTACTATACAGATTCAATACATTAAGATATCAATTTTTTTTATTGAATTGGAATAATTAGAAAAAAAATTGGGACGATTGTAATGAGTCTCAATTTTTTTATAAATTAATTAAAAAAATTGGGACGATTGTAATGAGTCTCAATTTTTTTTTATAAATAAAGGTGTTTATATTCTATTAAATCCTTATTTATATTATACAATGATTGGTCAAAGAACTGTCTGGTATGAAAATAACCTAGATTCTTGGCAATTCTCATTGGACTGTCTCCATCATTATTATAAATCCATGGCAGCACTACAAGTGCTCCAAAATTAGATAAAATCTGAACAACCGGAAAATTTCCCGCACGACATGCTGTATGAAGAACTGTATCTCCATTCATATCCTGTAAATTTAAATTAAAAGAAAAACTACAAATCAATTCAACAATCATGGGATGTCCCACACGACAAGCAATGTGAAGAGCGGTTTCTCCTCTCAAGTTCTTAATTTCGAGATCAAACATATACTCGCACAGAATTTGAACCGCACGAATATCACTTTGTAAACAAGCAGTATGGCAGGGAGTATTTCCAAGATTATTTTGTAAATTCATATCAGCGCCAAGATAACATAGATGGTCAATTTTCCAATAATTTTTAAAATTAATTGCTGTTTGAATTGGAGTATTACCATTATTATCCTTTAGATTCAAATATTTCTTATTTTTAAAAAATAATTCAACATAATTAGCATGATTCGCATATTTGACTTGACAAGATAAATGTAAAGCAGTATCGCCACTATTTGTAAGCAAATCTACACGAGATCCCATATCATATAGTAATTTAATAATACTAAATTCATGCTCAAGATTATAAACCTGTATTGTTTGTTTTATTGCCAAATAAATCGGCGTTTGTCTTTCATTATTAAAAACATTCAAGGGAGCTCCATTAATAGCAAGGATTTTAATAACTAGTGTAGAATTGTGAATTTGGATGTGCCCCTGATCATAATAGTCAAAATTATATAAATTCTTACAAGCGATGTGAAGTGGAGTATTTCCCTCCAAATTTTGAATTCGTAAGTCCGCACCATATTTACAAAATAATTTGATGAGACTCAAATTAAACTTTAAATATTCATCATGAATGATTGCTTCATTATAGTGACCATATATTTCATCAAAATCAGTAACACTAACGATCCATTTACAGATAATATGTAAAGGCGTGTCACCTTCTTCATTTTGTAAATTCAAATCCGCTTTCTTACAAAGTATCTTAATAACCTCATAGTTTTTTTTAATACATGCCAAATGTAATGCTGAATTACCATTTTTATTCACTAAATTCAACGAAACATAATTGACCAATATTTCACAAACTTCAGCAGTTTGTTTGCTTGGATAATATTTTGCTAGTGACATCAAAGTAGTTTCACTATCACATGTAGCATCTAATACATCAAGTGGCGTTGATTTACAAAGTAATTTAAGCTCGCGTACTGTATGTAATTGACATGCGAGACTAAATGCCGTTATCCCCGTATTTCGTACTTTTAATCTAAAGTCAACTTGAGATATCATCTCGGTACAAAGATATTGTACTATCCAGTAGTGACCGTAATGCCTATTTCTGCTTACACAAGCTAACATCAATGAACTGTAACCATTTCTAGTAGTCGTATTTATATTTATACCTAATTTAGATAGCCACACAAATCGCTTGAAATTTCCATTATAAGCATAATAATGTAATCTTAATTTTTTATTTTTTCCGCTCCGATATCTCGCGATACCTTCCCAGATTTGTTCATCATTTCGTAAATCTTTTGAAAGATTCGCAAATTTTATCGCTTGTGGTGCATACCCAAGTGATCCCACTAAAAACATTACTAATGATAATTTATCTCTTTTTATTTTTTCGACTGTTTGTATTTCAGACATAGTTGGAAATTATATAATTGTTATAATTATATAAATTCAATTTTTTAGGACGAATAAATTGGATATAAATAAATTTGGTATTTATTGAGTATAAATTAATAAATTATTACACCGTAGTACGAGCTGCTCCAGTTCTTCCACGTCTCGCCTTGGGTGCTGGTTTCTCCTCTTCATCCTCACTCTCAGCCTTAGCCTCAACCTTAGCCTTGGTCTCGACTTTAGCCACAGGTTTAGCTGGTTTCTCTTCCTCATCATCATCCTCAAATGGAACAGCAGGTGTGGTTGGAGCCGCAGCCTTAGTTTCTTTTACCAATACACGACGAGTAACATTCTCATCATCTTCGTCCTCATCTACAAAAGCATTTGATTGTTCCTCTTGTGCTGATACTTGTGATGGTTTAACTTCAATGTGTTTCAACTTGAGTCCAAATCCAAACTTGCGCTTTCCATCAGTATCTGCTGCCTTGCTACCAAACAGTTTACAAAGAGAAAAGATTGGACGATACTCACACTTGTAACGAACATACTTCTGAACTTCATCAAGAGTTGTTACTGTTACTTCGGAACGATCTCCATCAGTGTTAAGATATACTTTGGTCTTAATAGCGGAAGTCTTGTAATCAATATCAAATTTAAGTGTAATGTAATTGGGCTTTACTGGAGCATCTTCAGCAGCATCTGGATCTTCTGCTGGAGTACGAACCATACTTTGATATTTGTATACGTTTGCCTTCTTCTTATCTCCCCAAATTTTCTCCTTTTCATCTTCACATTTCTTATCAATCGCAACTAGGAGATCATTAAATTTCTTACTCTCTGGCGTAGCAGTTGAAAGAGGAACTCGAAGCTTACCACGTTCACGATCACTCAATGGTTGACCATTCTGGTTGAGAATAGGTTGCCCATTCTTGTTAAGTTTTCCTGGAATACCATAGGTATCAAGAGTTAACCATGGACCTTGAATTTGAGGAATAACTTCTTGACCATCTTTAAGATATCTTGGCAGAGACATCAATTGATATTTGGTCATGTCAGGATATTGTTTATTTTCCTCAGGAGTGGAAAGCTTGAGTTTCTCAACATCGAATGATTTATAAGGAATAGTTGCCATTATTGATAATTATATAATAAATATATGTTTATATCCAATAAATCAATTAATCAATTTTTTTTGATAGACTAGCTTCCACCATATCCTTCACATATTTTGATTCCATACTAAGTTTTTTAATATTACATTCTACTTTTAAATCTTCAATAAATTTATACACCTTCGATATATCATCATGTAATGTATCAAATTTTAATACCCTTTCTGGTTCTATATCCTTCATCCATTCGGTGTGATAGTCATCTAATTTTTGTAAATATGCTTTCTCTATATTTTCACCTTCTCTATTCCGAATTTTAATTCTATCCATACTTAAATCAACATCAGTTGTAAGATGAATAAAAGCATCAATTTTAAATTCATTCGCATATTTATCAAACCAATAATTATAGATTGAATATTCTAATTCACTCATTAATTTGTCATCAAATAACATCTTGGCAAATACGTGTTTATCAGTATGAATACATCTTTCAGTAATAAAAATATCAGAATCTTTCTTATGTTCAATTGATTCTTTCATAATTAGATTCCGAGTTATGAAAGCAAAATTTTGAAATGTATATGCCCATCTCTTGAAGTCTTCATAATATAGTTTTAAAATATTGTTATTATCTTTATCAGTAACCTTTAACCATGTATCTACCGGTTCAGGAATATAGTTAAACTCTGGATAAGCTTCTTTTAATTTACTTAAAAGTGTGCTCTTACCAGCACCAACATTTCCTTCAAGACTAATGATGATCATTTTATAAATTATATGATAGTATATAAGTTGTATGAAAGGTTGGGGGTATAAATTAAGTTTATCAATTTTTTAAGCAATTGTAATGAAATGAAGATTTCTTAAAAAATTAGTGTGAGCCATCGGCGAGAGAACAATTTTTTAAGCAATTGTAATGAATATTAATTAAAAAATTATAATAATTTATTTTACATATCAATCATAATATTCTTAGTCTGAGTTGTCCATTTATTAATAAAATTAGCAACCTCAGCATTTTTAGAACTATGTGATTTCTTAGATAATTCATGTAGATCATTCATAATTATATTATCTTTTTTTTTATAATCTTTAACACCATAAATATTTGTATATATATATTTATAGATTATTTTTTGTAAAGAATTTATTGTATAATTAATATCTTTTGAAATTATTTCACCTAGGTTTGCATTTTTCAATATCTCATACAACTCTTGCTTTAAATAAATATATCTCTTTGCGATAATAAATTTATTTCTTGCCTTGTCTCGCAAATCAATTACTGAAACCTTCGGCAAAGAAGTATTTAAACTATCAATAAACTCATCAATTTCCGCAAACTCAAATGATACTTTAGCACTTTTAACCGTACTAAAATTATATTTAGAACTAAGTTTGTTATATTCTGTGTTAATTTCAAAAGCAGTCATCTTTTATATAATATGATAGAGTTATTGATTAGAATTTTGGGAAATCAATTTTTTGAAAGCTTATATTACCTTAACAACTTTTTACTGTATACAAACTTTAACGGTAATCTTTAACGGTAACCTTTAACGATAACCTTTAGCGGTAACCCTCGAACGGTAACCATCGAACGGAAACCTTTAACGGTAACCTTTTAACGGTAACCCTCGAACGGTAACTCTAGAACGGTAACCTTTAACGGTAACCTTTAACGGTAACACTTTAACGGTAACCCTCGAACGGTAACCCTCGAACGGTAACCCTCGAACGGTAACCCTCGAACGGTATACCAACTTTAACGGTATACCAACTTTAACGGTATACCAACTTTAACTTTAACTTTAACTTTTACATATTAATATTAATGTACTTATTCAATGACGTATATTTACTAATAAAATTATGTATTGGTTGCTTCCTTAAATTAATATTAGTATTCACAATATTTCTCAAATCATTAAATATTTCAGTATTAATATTTTTAATCTTTTTAGAATTAAATGTATCTATTATTGACGTAATTTGACTAAATAAATTATTGTAAAACATTCGACTATCCATAAAAATATTTGAACTATTTAAAAACATTATTAATGCCTTAGATACATACACTTGAGTATTAATCAATTTATCTTTACTGTAATCTTTACCACTTATGATCTTAACCCCACCACCATTCACACCAAATCCTTTATTTAAATTTTCAATAAAGGAATCAATTTCTGTCATTCGAACATCAGTTGATAAAGTAATAATTTTTAAATTATATTTAATACACAAATTATTATACACGTTTAAATAATCTGAATTATTCATATATATTAATATACATATATTTTTAAATTGTGATATAAATTAATTTTTTTCTTACAAAATCTTCTAATAATATTCTCATATCATTTATTGAATAATCATTTGATATAATTTTATTGTTTATTTTTAAAAAATTATGAAAGCTTTTATAGATACCAAACCTTAAATTTTCTTTGTTTAAGCCATTCTCGTCACAATAATTACATAATACAAAGTTTAATAATACTCCCATTTTAATCTCTTTTTGTTTTATTGTTAGAAATTTTTTTATGTCATCATTTAGTATAACAATTTCATCAAGATCTATCATGTTATATAATACTTAATATATTATATAATATTTAAATTGATAAAGAAACAATATTTTCCTTCTCTACCCAGTTTACTTAATAGGTTTGCCTATTTTCCCGCGCGAAAGGTTTAAACTAATCTCTCGCGACTATTTTTTCGCGAGTATTATCTCGCGAGTATTATCTCGCGAGTATTCTTTCGCGACTATTCTTTCGCGACTATTCTTTCGCGACTATTCAGTATACCAACTTTAACAAGGTATACCAGCTTTAAATTTCTCTAAATAACAAACAAATTATCCGCCCCCTCCTTCCCAGTTCTCGTCAAAATATCATCAATCAATGAATTCTCACTCACCTTAAAAACATCAATACTATTTTTAATCATACTTGTCATATCTACTTCATTATGTTCCGTATTTTCGAGTATGTCTGTATCTACAATTATTTCAGGAAATCCAGTTCCACATTTAATTGCTCTCCCCATAATTAATCTTGATGATACTGATCTTAAGTTATCTACTTCACCAAATACAGCACTGTTCACTAACATCTCTACAGTTCTCTCAAATGATGCCTTAGATAATGGATCAGTATCCATTCGACCAAATCCATGTCGATCAATAGATACTATTTCTCCAGAATTAGTCATCACATCACACAGAATTGATAAGTGATGGTAATTTACTTGACTGTCTCCTTCAAAGATCTTATTAAATTCAGCTATCAATGCTTTACGAGCTGCTTCAATACCATATAGTTTATAAATAATATTAATTTCATTCGCATAACATCTATTATTATCAATATGTTTAACATATCTTAGTTTTGAAAAGTTAATCCCTTTAGTAGTAATAATATATTCTTTCTTATTTTCAATATCACCAGTTTCTTCATTAAAATTAAGATATAATTTTTTATCAATTTCATCAACATCTTCAATATTCTCAATACCCTTTAATTGGAAGTTATATAATATCATATTTTGAATGTCTAATAATATACCACTGTCAAATTCAGAAATGTCAAATCTAATATGGACATATAATTTACGAGAATTATCATTTGTCGTCATAATACATCCATTGATAATCTTCTTGATTAATTCTCTATAGTTCTTATTCATCGATTTATCTGCTGCTAGTTCATCCCAAAAATTAATAAACTTAGTCTTAATCTCCAACATATTTATCTTCTTCTCAAAAATCTTCTCTTTCGATAGTTCAAATCTATATAACCATGGCAAATTCTCAGGTTTAACTGAAAAGTTACCATACAAATTCATTGTACCTTTCATCACCACTTCATCATCAATCATAAAATTATTCTTCAAGTCACTGTCAAATACAATATCAACTTTCTTCACAATATCCCTTAATACTGTATATTTCATGTAAGCAGCAATCATATACGCCAAGTCTTTATCCTCTTGTTTACCCTTCTCTAAGTACAAGTACATTAATGGTGTCTTAATATTTTCGGTTTTTCTTAAAATTTCATTTAGGCGGGGAATGCCCTGCATACCAGCGACACCTGCGCCGGAAGAATGCTTAGTATTGAGTGTATTATGTACTAGGATATTATCATCGACCATAAAGCTTTCGTTTCCTGGAACAGTAAAATCATATACGTAAGATTTAGGATCTTCCAAGTATTTCAATTCAATGATTTCATCCCATATTACGTCAGCATCAATAGCTTTCTCGATGATATCTAAATTGTCATTAACTTTATCTAATTCTTCATTAGTCAATTTAGCAACTTCAATTCTTTTCTCAAATATTCCCAAGTATTTCTTTAATGTATCTCTTCCAATACTCTCACATTTAGACCTCTGAGATAAGCTTCTATTTTGTTTTAACATTTTAAATATAGAGCCAGTTTCATGAACAATCTTACCAATTGCTGGAATCTTATCAATTAAGTCCAAGTTATTTTGTTTCTCAAATCTATCGTTATATTCAACTATCAAATCTAATTCTCTCTTCTTTTCATCTAATTCTAATTTAATATTATCCGCAAATAATTTCGCATATTTACGCTGAACAGATAAGCAATAAAATGTACCATTCTTTTCAGTATAGAATGATCCATAAATTCCAAAATAACCTAATAGTTTATTTATATCTCTGATTAATGTCTTACTCACTGATCCAACTCTGATTAATTGTCTAGATGATTGAACATTTCCATCACCATCAAAGTAACCACTAATTACACCAGCAATAAATTCCTTATTGGAATGGAAAACCATTGAACCAACCGTCTTATCAAAAGAACCAGTGTTGAAATGTTCCATTAAGAAATTCTTGAATGCTTTGGAATGAATGTTGTTATCTTTACTTGTTCCGTCGCTCAAGGCTACAGCCTCTGAGGGACGCTCCTCGCCCCTTAGAGGACCAAATTCCCCGGTAGATCTTTTGATTGAGAATTCATATCCCATTAATTCACAGAATTCTTTTACTTTTTTCTCTACAACTGGATGTATCTTACTAATTCTTGTAACATTACCATTAAAAGATCCATCAGCCAAATATATTCCACAGATCCATCCAAATTCCCAATCTAGTTTAACAGTTTTTTCATTAATCTGTACTTCAGTATTAGCAATAGGTACTTGCGGAATATACTTAGCCACTGGAATTCTATCCCCAACAATTAATTTACTACCCAAGACTGGAGCAATACCAGTTGTTGTCTTCCTCAAGAATGAATGCGATAATGTAGCAATAGTCTTCTTACCAGTTCTAGTTGTTACTTCTACCATACCACCATTTGCGGGATGTCTTGATATTTGACTTATTCTTTTCCAAGATGTCTTACCATCATTATTAACACTTACAATATGATAATCTTTATCTAAATCTAATACCACACTATTATTACCAATATCTACTACCTTCTTAGTGTTCTCCTTTATTAAATTATCAATGAATGTACCAATTTTTCCAGTGAAATTTCCTTGTTTAGAATTAATACCAATTATTGTGTCAAAATGACAGGACATCTGCGTGGTGCGTTCTCCGATACTCTGCGAACCAGTGCATCCGACCATCTCCCCCGCTTCTACTAAACTCTTATTGAAGGACTTAATGATGTCTTTGATAATTGTATTAAATTTGTTCTTATCTAATTTGTATTCATAAATACATCTCTTTGGACCTAAAAACTCATAAAGTCCATACTTAAACAAAGATTTATGTGCCGTATCAATTTTGACTTTAAGTGATGAATCATTATTTATTTCCATTTCACTCATACATAAGATTCTTGTATTCTTTTGATGTAAAATATAATCTATTGACTCCATTATATAAATTGGATCAAGATCATTATCGTTCGAATCAATACCATATCTAGCATTATCAATAATACGCTTAAAACTGACTGGCATATAAAATGTATCATCCATAATACGATATTCAATATTGGCTTTTCGATAAGTTTGCCTGAATTTATTTCTAAACATAGCAATATCCTCATAAAATTCATCATTTAGATTTTGTAGTTCCTTCTTATCCAATTTGAATTTACTCTTCAATTCATCCATCTCTGATTCACTAAAATAAAACATTTCTTTGAGTTTTTCATTAGACATTTTAAGTGTCTTTAAGGGGGTCGATTTCTGTTTTACTTGATCTAAATGACTGTCACCATAAACATACTGTATAATTACATTATTTCCATTTCTTATGGTGCCATCGTATTGGACAGCTAAATCTTCCATACATTTAATTAATCTACGATTTATATAGCCTGATTCTGCTGTATCAACAACATGTAAGCCATTTGCTAATCCAAAGTTAAGTGTACTTGGAACAGTTAAATCATACACCTTAGAATATTCTGGATGATCTTTAGATGATATCTTTTTAATCTCAATAATTTCATCTAATACAATGTCATTATGTTCAGTAAAATTACGATGCTCATCACTCGCAATCATTTTATTAAGTTTATCTTGTTTTTCCTCAGATAGTAATTTTATTTCTTTCTTAAATTTAGTAGCCCATTGTGCTCTGATTGAAATCATATTAATATCGGCCATATTTTCTGTTCCAAGATTATTTGTCTTATTACGAGTTATAGTTACTTTTCCAAATATTCCTAATCGTGAAAAACAAATATTTAAATCATTTATTAATTGTGGGGATGATAATCCAAGTTGAACAGAGTTGGGTGTGATAGTTCCATCCCCCGAAATCATACCATTAATTAAACCTTTTAAGAATTCCTTATTAGCATTTAACATATCTGGATAGATATACTTATTTCTTGCTCCATGACCTACTAATTTATATAATACTTTTGCTAATTGTACCGAAAATCCTCTAATACATGTTGATGTTCCACCAATATGATTAATTCTACAATCATGTTTAGTGTAAATATCTAATTTCTTAAACCAATTTTTAACAAAGTCAAGAATTTTGGGATCATTATTGGTAATCTGAACATAACCACTCGGGATATCAGCATTGCCTTCTGCTAAATATAATCCAATAAATACACCATTTTCATAATTTAATTCAAATCTATCTTTAATTATAGCATCACTTTTTCGTGTAGCATATGGGTAAATACATCCTTCAGCAATCATATCATTATTTGATCTCCATAAAGTTCTTAAAAATAATTGGATTGTAGAATATGGTAATGTAAATGTAGTACCATTATTTCTATCCCACCAACCATTTGGTGCGCGATCTGTTTTTTCTAATATTTTCTCAATCATCTTCTTTGCCTTCAGAAAGTCAGTACCATGTATAAATTTATCTTTTGGTAAAAATTGTGTAATATCAATATAATTATTAACCACTGAAGGTTCGCATAGTTTCATAGTTACAGGTACATAAGATCCAATTACAATATTAATAGGAGAAATTCTCTCAAATTGTTTCTTAGTTTCACTCCAAATTAATAATGAATGGGAATCAGTAACTATTACATTACGTCCACCATGAGTTCTAATCTTATATAAATTCTCACTTGGATTGTGTCTTGTTATAGCAGTTACTTGACCCCATGATACTTTACCATCAAGATCAGATGTTGGAATCTTTACATTATTTAATAGTTTTAATAATTCACGATCATCATCATGTTCAATCTTAGATTCATTATTCTTTAATAGCAAATCAATCCATTCTCCAATTGCTATTTGTTTAACTTTGTTATCTTCTAATATTAATATCTTGGTATCACCAGTTACCGATTTAATCGCTGTGTCAATCAATCCTTCACGTCCGGTCATTGCGTCCATAAAGAATTCCAAAGAATTTTGCCCTTCGTACAAAGAACTTTCAAGATAACCACGTGCTTCTGGTCTATCATCGTTTTGAAAGAAATGTGGTAAAGTTCTATTATTAACTTTCTTTTGAATTCTAGCAAAGTTTAGTACAATTTGACCTCTCGCAGTAGTCATACCTGCTATCTTGTCTGGTTTACCCTTGGCACCAGACTCAACCAGAATAAATAAGTTGTTATCTTTTGATAAGTCATTCATAGTTAATTTAGTAAATTCACCAGTTACACTTTGTAATAAAGACGTCATATTCTTTTCTAAAATATCAGGATTAATCAAATCTGGATTATTTTCAATCTCTGTTAACATACATTCTACTTCAATTCTCTTCTCTCTCAATAATTCTTTACACTTCTTAAGTGCTCCTTCAGATACAATACAATCTTTTAATCCGACTGTTGCACCACGAGATAATAAATATTGTAAGATTAATCTTTGTAAGTTATCAATGTAATCTGTAGCAGCATCATTTCCAAATTGATCCAAAATTGTCTTCAAAATTTGTCCATTCACCACTTTACTCGTTAACTTACCCTTCAATAATTTACCATTTATAATCTCCAATTTCTTACCTCCTTTATCATCATACTCTACTATGTTAAGTTTAGGAGGTAATAGTGTACTAAATATATCATTGGTCTTACTTTGATTTCCCTCTTGGGCTAAATGTATATCAATATTTCTAATTTTTGAAACCATGTTATTAGCATGATGAGAATCAATCGTCTCATAGTCACGAGTTAATAAATAAGTCCCAAGTGGTGTATCCTGTTTAGTTTGAATAATAGTATTAGTTGATGCTGGAGCAATGATCTGATTTCTTACGTTAGCAATCATCTCTAATTCAGTTGAAGCCTGGATTGATTGAGGAACAAAAATATTCATTTCGTCCCCGTCATAATCAGCATTGTAAGGAGCAGTAACTGAGACATTCATACCAAAAGTTGTTAATTCAGGATCTCTTAAAATTACACATTTGTGACCCATCATTGATAGTTTGTGAAGAGAAGGTTGTCGGTTATATAACACATAATCTCCATCCACTAAATGACGTTCAACAATATCACCATAATATAATTTAATATTCTTTTTTCTGTATCTCAAGTCAATCGGTCTCTTATTGTTTCCCTTAGGAAAAACATAATTCGCACCAGGCCAATCATCTCTTCCAGTTTTTACTAATTTAGTTAATCTGGCTATATTTTGAGGTGTCACAACTTCAGGAAAAGTTAATATCATCGCCAACTTTAATGGAACACCAAGTTCATCAATTCCAATATCCGGATTTGACGTAATAACAGTACGACCACTAAAGTTAGTTCTCTTACCTAACAAATTACCACGAATACGTCCCTGTTTTCCCTTAAGTCTTTCAGATACTGATTTATATAGTCTTCCACCAGTTTTTTGCTCAGATTTTTGTAAGATAGATGTTTCATTATCAAAATAGGTGGCAATGTGATATTGTAAGGCTTGGTGATGAGAATCGTTATATTTAAATTCTTCATTTAATAGAGCACTTTTTTCTTTATTAGTTCTTAGAATTACATTTCTCTTAATAATATCAGCCAATTTATCAGTCATGGAATCTTCAAAAGTCTTAGAAGCAAGAATATCGCGTCTAATTGTTGGGCGAATTGCTACAGGAGGAATAGGAAAATTATTAATAATCAAATTCTCAGGTCTACTAATTTTTGGATCAAATCCCATAATCTTACAATCTACATCACTGATATTCTTTAATATGTTATAACAATCTTCAGCACTCAATAATTCTTGAATCTTCTGCTTACCAGTATTACTAATTACTGTACCATCTTCACCTTCATCAACTTTAGTTTCAGCAACTAATTGGACACCAGTTTCATTAATTCGAACACTTGGAATTGGTGCGCCACAAGAATAATCAGGATTCTGACAATATGTAATGTTTGAAGTAAGTCTTTTTATTTCATCAAATCTTGCTTTACCAACACGATTTTTTAAAATTTCATTAATTTCTTTTTCTGTCTTATATATTAGTAATTTGGAACATCGGATACAAACACAACCTAAAATGTTTTTAACATGATCTATGAAACCAAAATGAAAAACAGATTCAGCCAAGTCAGTATGTCCAAAATGTCCCGGACAATCATTATTATTTAAACCACAAGTAGCACAATTGACTTGATAATCAGTAGTTCCTAATCGTGAATCAATTAATCCACCCCTTTTTGGTTCATGGCTGTCGTAAGTCTCAGGAATATTAATGCCGAATGGTTCCTTATTCACAACACTATATCTTTTAACTTCGTCGTTTCCAAAAACGCAAAATTGAATTTTATCAATATTGACTATGTCCTCTGGATTATTCAGTTCCATTATAATGTATAAGTATATTTTTTTATATTGAAAATAATTATTTAATCAATTTTTTAAAGATTTTTAACTTTAAAGATTTTTAACTTTTAAAGATTTTATAAATTTAAAACGTAAATTTATAAACCCCTGAATGGTAACCCCTGAATGGTACCCCCTGAATTGTTACCCTGAATTGTAACCCTGAATAGTTAACCGTTAAATAATAACCCTAAATAGTTAACCGTTAAATAATAACCGTTAAATAATAAATTAAGCATCCTCCAAACACAAACAATAATTCATACTTCGTACATTATAAACATTTGATCCAATTTCAATTTCTAAAACATTTTCAATATTCAATAACTGAGGATAATTATAATTAATAAAATCATATAATTTAGTTTTGGTATCATATTTTCGAATAAGATTTCTTATACTTGTTTTTGTTCCATCTAAAATTAAATTACACTTCATAAAAACCATCATTTTATCAGCTTGTTTATTTTTACGAGTATATAAGAAAACATCATTCATATTTCCATTTATGATTGCTGTTCGAATCATATTTGAATCTCGGTATGTAACTTCATACAAATTTATATCATTATATCGAGTATTACAATAAAAAAATAATAAGAATCTTTCGAAAAAATTACAAAAGATGTAATTAAGAAGATAATAATAATAGATCATTCCAATTGGATTATAATTTATAGTTTTAATTGAGGTTTCAACAAATAAACACATAGTAATTTTACTCTTAATAAAATAGTAATTTCTAGCAAAAAAATCTAAAGCCGCATAAAACATTCTACAATATTATATAATATTATATAAGGGTTTATTGTTTAAATATATTATGAGTAACATATTTAAACAATTCGCAGATTTAGATATTGAGAATGACGATGATTATACTAATAAAATACCAAAAAAAGCGGCAAAATCTACCAAATCTACTGAGGATGTAGGCGATGAAGAAGAATTCATTACTATTAGTACTAAGAAGAATCGTGGCTCAAAAGTAAAACATGATGATACTACTGAAGGTGTTCAAGAACAATCAGTTATTGAACCGGTTAATGAAGAGCATTTAGTCTTAAACAAATTAGAATTAGAGAGATTAGGATTCTTCAAGAAATTTAATTCTGAGTGGAATCTATGGTATCACCATGAATTAAATAATTGGCGAATTGATGGATACCAGAAAATTTTTCATATTAAAAATATCAAAGATTTTTGGGATTTACATAATAATATTGATTGTATTGGAGGAATAACAAATCAGCAGTTCTTTATGATGAAAGACAATATTTTACCTATATGGGAAGACACCTTTAATAGAAATGGTGGATCCTGGTCAATTAAATTAAATGATATTTCAAGTGTATATACTGTTTGGTTAAAACTTGCTATGTTAATGGTTGGAGAAACAATTGTCAAAGATGAGCGTCATCGTCAGAATAAATTAGTGGTTGGATTATCTGTTAATTTAAGAAATCAGAATACATGTATTATCAAGATTTGGAATCGGGATAGTAATTTGAGTTCTATTAATTTACTTCACGACGATATTGTGAAGGAATTTGGATATAATATTATATATAAGAAAAATATAGTAGAATATTAAATTTATAATAATATATAATATATTTGTAATATATATTATATGTCAAGTAGTTCAGCCGCACTCGAAAATCCAGGTATTCCACGTATGTTATGGTTAATAATATCAGCAAATCCAGCTCATTTACAAATTATATCAGATGCCATAAGAGATGGTATATTAGATGAATTGGATATAGTTGGATCTGTATTAAATGGAAAATTAGAAGTAGAAAATGCTGCTTGGAGAGCTGAACATAAACATTGGAGTGATTTGCACGATCCCCGTGATATACCGGGCCAAGATAAATTATCTGATGGAATGTTAGATTTGATTGCTGCATATACTGGCGATATGGCATTTGCAGCATTTCCTGATCCACCAGAACCGCCAGCTAATAGAGTTAATCCAGGTATAGATTCTGAATTATGGAGTTACATAGATGAACGTTCTGATGATAGACATTATCGTCACTTAATACATTTAGCTCATAGGGAAGGTATATTGAAAGGTTTTGAATTAAGATCAGCTATTTTATCTGGATCACTAGATGAAGAATATTGGGCTGTAAAAAATAATAGAGGTCATTGGAATACGCCCGCTGTAATAGAAGAATATGCTCTTGTTGAAAAACCAATACCTCTTGGAGAAATAGCAAAAGAAGCAATACAGCGAACTGTAAATGCAATTTATAGAGCATTTCCATCTCAGAGAACTATAAATATAATTGTAAGAACAGTTATTGATTATGTTCGTGCTCATTCAGGTGATCCAAGTCATTCATTAAAAGCACGTGCTACAGAAGCTGCCACAGAAGCAGTTATAGCATCTGCATCAGTACATCCACCAGGAGCAGCTGCAGCATCAGGAGCAGCTGCAGCATCAGGAGCAGCTAGTACTGGTTCGACTAATCCTGGTTTATCTGGTGGTTACTATAACAAATATTTAAAATATAAAAATAAATATTTATCATTAAAAAAATCTTCAATGGTATAAATTAAACTTCTTCCTCCTCTTCATCTTCTACCTGTAGATTACTATCTAATTTAGTAACATCTTCTACAACCGGTGCTAAAATTAGATAAGTATATCCAAGTCTTCCAATATTATATTTAATAAACAATGGTGTATCGTTTTCCAAATATAGTTCAACATTCGAACATAAACTAGTACATTTGTATAAAATCATCATATTTTTTAAACTAAATCTTCCCTGATACACACTATCATCCTTCTTCTTAAATTTAAGGTTCTCATCTTTCTCTCCCTCCGTCAATATTACCTGCCCTTGCGATTGTTCTCCTTTACCTGAAAAACTCATCACACCATTAACTGATCTAATCTCAATCATATCATGAACTACATTAAGATCTTTAATAATTTTATGAAATTTAACTGATGGGATAATAGATATGATGGAAAAATCAAAATCTGGAATATCAAATTGTTCAGCATCTGGAATTTCCATAAGAATTAATTTATAGTCAGCCACACTATTATCTTTACTATTCTCAAATCGCAATCCCAATTTGGAATCATTATCATAATAAAATGTTAATGTCTCATCATCTGACATATTTTTTATATGATTATATAATGATTTCATACTAATTCCAACCTTCTTAGTTTGCTTACAGTAAAATTCTTCAAAGTTTTCAGCCATTAATTTCATACAAATTGTTGCTGTGTTACTTGTGTTAGAAGCATTCATAGTAATACCTTCTTTAGAGAAAATAAAGTTAACTTCATAAAGTAGATCTTTTAGTGATTCAATCAATATTTTTATAACTCTTGATTGAATAGTCTTGACTTTAAAAATTTGATTAGTACTCATTTTATTATATTTAAATTTAGTATTTATTCTTTAAATAATGAATTTATCAATTTTTAACTCACTTGGCCTTTTAACGTTTACCTTTTAAAGTTTATTAACGTTTACCTTTAACGTTCCTCTTTTAAAGTTTACCCTTAACATTTATTAACTCTTTTTATTCTTTAAAGTAAATATTTTCTTTCTAAACTAAATATATAATAATGGGAACTTATAATTTAGTAAATCCTAAAATAATTGGATCAATGAAAACAAAATTTACAGCAAGTACTTCTTTGAAAGCAGCTGATGATGCTTTTAAGACATTATCTCAATATTTTGGTAATCATATGCCAGAATTTAATTTTACATTAGAAGAAGGTAATGGAAAATTATTACATTTTAAAGCAAATGAAACAGTTGATGGTGAAGGTAAAAATGCGAAGGTATCATATAAAATAAAAAGATTCTCATTCGAAGAAGATAAAAAAGTAGTAGATTCATTTCAATCTAGATTAAAAAAAGTAGAAAAACATGATGGAGGTGGTAGATATGTAAGCGGTCCAATTGATTATTATGATGATGATATGAGTGATTATTTTTATGATTATGAAAGACCAAGAACTGGACCATTAGTTTATAATCCAATTTCTTATTATTGGTATAATCCTTATATTTATCCATTAAGCGATCGCTGGTATGTACCTACATTTGTATTGCCAATTCAACCACGTGTTGTAATTGATTCGCATAGTTTGTTGTATTTATAAAGTTGTAAACTGTTAAAGTTGGTATACTGTTAAAGTTGGTATACCGTTTAAGATAAGTTAAAGTTGGTTACCGTATAAGATAATTTAAAGTTGGTAAACCGTTTAAGATAAGTTAAAGTTGGTTAACCGTTTAAGATAAGTTTAAGTTGGTTAACCGTTGAAGATAAGTTAAAGTTGGTAAACAATCTTTAAAAATAGTAAACAATCTTTAAACAGTCTTCTTAGTCTTAATAGGTAACTTCATACGTTTTAATTTAATATTTTCTACCTCTGGACGTTTATCAAATATATATTTAGTAAATTCGGCTGCTTTTACTTTGTCTCCAGTTATCTCAGTTAATGCGGTGGTAACCATATCTTCTTTTAATCCCTTTTTACTCTTTTTCTCATCTTTAATTAATTTCCCGCTAGTAGTATCAATACAAGGCTTATTTAATTTTGTCATATAATCTAATATATATGACTCAAATTGTTTTTTTTCTAAATTCATCTCTTTTACCGTAGCACTGGTCTCTTTTATTTTATCATCGAGTGCTAACCAATTTATAATCATTTCTTTTAAGTCATCGATAACTGTTTCGCTGGCCATCTATATATACTATATATATAAAATATATATAAAATTTATTTATGTAAAGTAATATTTATATTTTTGATCAAACATAAATTCTTTCCATTTCTTATTTATTAAATCAATCTTTAATAAATTTTTATTTTTATTATAATTAGTTACTTGTTGACTCAACCATCTACCATATACTTTAATTTTTTCATTGCAATCATTTTTTGAAGGACGTTTATTATTTTTATTAATATAATCTTTTACAAATTCTAAATTTTCGATCCATGATTCTTCGCTAGATTTAAAATATAGATTATATTTAGATATAAAATCTTCCCATGTTAATCTTACTTCTATATTAGTCATTATTTGTAAATTATTATCATAATTTTGTAATTGAGTATTAATCCATAAACCATGATATCGTATTTGGTCATCATTATTAATACAAGCTGCGGATGGCCGTTTATTATGTGTATCTATATAATTTTTAACCCATTCTAAGTTATTATACCAAATATCATCATTTGAAATAAAATATTGTTTATATTTTTTATCATTAATAAATTTTTCAAATTTATCTTTTATTCCTTCGTTCAACATTGTCTCTTTTTTTAATTTATAATAACCAAGTTGTCTAGTTAACCACATCGCATATGATTTTATTTTATCATCTTTGTCTCTTTTATTTGGTCGTTTATTATTAGTATCAATATAATTTTTTATCCAATCTAATTTATCACTCCATGAAATAATTTTATATTCTTTTATACCCATTATATATTTTTCGATTAATTTATCATCTTTTTCAATACCTTCAATATTACTATTACCAAAAAAATTTGTTTCATTTATAATTAGTTTATCTTTAAAATTAATATCATATTCTTTAATTCCAGATAAAGTTTCAATAATATTTTCATATTCATCACACCAAATAAAAATATTACCAATCTTATATGGATTATTTTTATCAATCCGTATACATCTACTGATTCTTTGAATTGTTCTAATTTTGCTTTTAGTCGAATAAGTTATATAAATAGAATCACATTTAGGAATATCTATACACTCATCTAATATACGTATACTAAACAATAATTGTTTTTTATTATTTACTGAAAAATTATTTAAAATTTCATTTCTTTGTTTTTCAGTATTTTGTGCTGTAATTGTTTGATATTCAAAATCTAATATATAAAATTCATTTAATTTTTTCATTGTATCAATCATTTTATTTATCTCTTCGTTATCTAAGCAATAAATAATAGTTTTATTACATCCATTATTTAATATACATGAAAATAAAAAATTACATTTTGATCTCATCGTTGGTTCTATTTCATTTACATTTAATTCTTTTTTTAATTCATTATTTAATTGTTCATTATCTTCATGGATTGAAGGTAACCAAATCTTATAATCCGTTATATATTTATTTTTAATTGCTTCTGAAAATGTCATACTATATACAATTTTACCAAATATAGTTTCCATATCAAATTCAACATCTTCATATTCTAATTCATATATTCTTGGAGTAGCACTCATAAATAATATTCTATGATCTGAATATAATACTTTATTAAAATTATCATCTTCATCATACATATTATTTTTTGATAGATTATGAAATTCATCAATAATAATTAAAGGATTTTTAGAGAATTTTAAACATTGTTGAATAATATCAATACTACAATATGTTGCTGATATTAAAAACTTTTTATTATCTTTTATAAATTCTTCTATTAATTTTATATTACGTTCACCATCAGAATTAACTAATAAATTATTATTACTATATCCATATTCTATATATCTATCTAAATTTTGTTTCGCAAATTGTTTTAATGGCGATACAATAATTATTTGATCATACGATTTAGATACTAAGTATGATGTAAAAGTTTTTCCGGTTCCACAAGGTAATGATAAAATTGCTCTATTATTTAGTAAAAAATATTTTTCAATTGCTAATTTAGCATCTATTTGATAATTAAGTGGTTTATATTCTATTTTAGATATTTGATTAATTTCTAGATTTCTATCAATATACGATTGTTTGATATAGTGAATTCTATTATTTTTTGGAAGATTGCTAATTGGATTAGATAATTTATTTGTATAATATACATAACCATTTAATTTATCTAAATGAGCAAGCCAACACATAAAACCAGATAAATCATTCATTGTAATACCATTTTTATAACCATTCTTACATTGAATAATTGAGCATTTATCATCTTTATCTACTTGGATAATATCAATGCCTGTATCTTGTAATGAATTTTCTAGATTCTCTTTTCTTATAATTCTATTTTGATTATGTGAACCAATGATGTTAGATTCTATTAATAAATATTCCGGTGTATCTTTCCATAGATAAGCTCTCTTATTAAGAGTATTAACAATATAATCTCTTATTTGAATTTCATAATTTGTACCTTTTTCTAAATTCATACATTTATTATACATTTATTTTTAAATGTATATTAAGTTTTAAATAAAAATTTTAAGAATATTTTTCTTGGAACATATCAATTATGGTAATAAAAAATACTTTTACACCATTTATGCTGTATAAATTACATAATTGGCCGGATGTTATAATCGGGCTCAATTGTTGAATTCATCCACGGCGAAACAGCAAATTTTGGACATGGGGGTGCAGCACGAAGATCGTGTGACGCATTCTTGAGGGTTTGTCCTTGGGTGTCAATACCGACTCTCGATTGAGTGGAGGCGCCGGCAAGTAAGTTTTCATTTTCGATTCTCATCATTTGTTTTTTATCGTATGGCATATCGAACCAATCATCTTTAGATTCTTTAGGAAGTAAATCTTTAGCTGTTAATTTCTTTTCTTTACGTTCTTTGTTAATTACAGGAGTTACGCCGAGAGTAAAATCAGGAATATTTGTGCTACCATCTAAAGCAAGACCATTTACATTAGTAGTATTAGGACCAACTTCACCACCAGCACCAGTTAATTTAGTTTTAAATTTGCCACCACCAAAATCATTGCCAAGTTTAGCGGATCTAATTACGAATTCAGCTTTAGGGGCATTAGGAGTACCAGCACCAACTTGATTATCGAATTCTTCTAAATCTAAATTATCAAAACCCTCTACTTCATTGGTTGCTTCAGTGTAACTAAATGGTTCTTTTTTTGATGAACTTGTCTTTGATATTACCTTTTTAGCACCAGATACCATTTTTTGAACTGTTTCTGAACTAGAACACATGTTGTAAATTAAGTATAAACCAACTAGGACTGCAAAAATTGTCAATACAGAATTATTCATAATATATATATTTAGAATAGATAAATTTATTAGAATTAAATATTTTTATAAAAAATATATAAATAATAATATACTATGAATAAATTATTATACCCGGAAGTAAAGAATTTTTTACATAATTTGAAAACAATATTAAATAGTCTAAATATTACAGATCTAAACTTTTTAACAGAATCCGATGAGCCAACTGTAACAAGATTACATCAAGCAGTTACAAAAAATGATCTACAAATGGTAGTATTAATATTGGAAATTGCTAAAAAATCAAATAATGATGATAAATTAAAATTATTAAATGCTCAAGATAAGAATGGAAATACAGCTATGCACATTGTAGCGAAAAATAATTATGTTGCTATTGGCAAATTATTAGAAAAAGAAGGTGCTAATTTAAAAATACAAAATAATAATAATGAAGTTGTTAATGGTACTGAATTAACTAATACTGACAGCACACCAAATAGTGGTAATACACTTATTAAATCTAGTTCAAAAGATGTTAATGTTACCATTAATATGTTACCAACATCTCTATCTACCAATGATTTAAATTTTAATGTCACTAAAGCAATGCTAAGTTCACCAAGTACAGCTAAGATTAATAATAATATTACATCAATTGGAAGCGATGCCCCGCCTATTAATATTGATGCAAGACCTGAAAATTTAAATTCTAATTTAAATAAAGCATTATTATCATCTACCCAATCTGAATACAGACAAAGATTATTAGGTGGATCAAAAAATTTAAATAATATTACATCAGAAGTATCAGTTGAAAACACTAATTTTAGAAATAGTAAATTAATTGAAAATTTTAATACAGAAATATCAATTGATAATCTTAAAAAAAATATTAAACTTACCGATGTAGCAACCGACGTATCTATTGATCATTCTGTATCTGGTGGATCATCTAGTGGATCATCTAGTGTATCATCTAGTGTATCATCTACTACTGAATCACCAAGTGGATCATCTAGTGGATCAAGTGTGAATACATCATCATCTTCAGATGTTGAATCATCTTCTCAAAGTGTTGGACAAAGAGGTGGTGGTAAATTATCGGAAAGTTCTGAATTATCTGATACATCCGCATTTGTAAAAAGTTTATTAACACAATTTAATGGTATGAAAGGTGGTGCTAGAAAATCAGAAAAAAATTCAAGAGTTGCTATAACTGGGATGCGTCGATTACCATCATTAAGTGATCATATGAATATGAAAAGTGAGGATGATGATCATAACTTATCCAGGGAACAAATGAAGGAATCTTCAAACATTCATGATCAAGTAGTAAAAATGTTCATGGATGCTGGTAAAAGTGAAGAAGATGCTAGAATTATAAAAATGGCATTATATAAATATACCAAAGATCATAATCAAGATTTAAATAATTTAGATAGAGCAAAACAAATGTTAGAATATGCTGCTGATAAAAAAATTGTTAAAGGATTAGATTTAGAAGCAACCCGTAAAGTATATGATGAAATTAAAAAATCAAGAAATATGGCTAGTTCAGAATCTTCTAATAAATCTTCAACTGAATCTTCTAATAAATCTTCCAGTCAATCATCAGTAAGTGATTCATCTAATTCAAAATAAGATTTAATTTAAGATGTTTATTGTTTGAACTGTAAATTGAACACCAACTTTAGTATCAAATTGCCATAAGCTATTCACAGAAATTATTATATCACATATACGTCCTTTAATATCATATATATTACATTCTGCTTTATCATGATAGCATTTTGTAATTATTTTTTTACTAATCTGTGGTATTGTTAATTTAAATAAAATATCATTCTTTATATTTGATAATTTTTCCATACTGGGATTTACATCTTTTAATAAAAATGTTTCTATTAATTTTATATCTTTTAATATAGTTTGATGATCTATATTATCTTTTTTTAATTCTACGTTTAAGTACAATTTTTTATTAAATTCTTCAACACCAAATGGGCATCTAACACCAAATAATTTTATATTATATTTATTTTTATCTGTTTTATTATATAATAATTTACAATTGGGACTGATTTCTTTAACTAAAAGATCACTAAAATATACGTTCATATAATATATAGATATATATTATTTGAAAAATAAACTAAAATCATAAATTGTTTACAATCTTTAACTTTAACAATCTTTAACAATCTTTAACTAAAATGGTAAACAATCTTTAACTAATGGGTTACTTTAAATTATTAATAAAACTTACAATATCTTTAGCAGTTCTATTTCCACTATATTGTATTTCTTTCATTTTTCCTCCATTATCATACATATATATCATTAATGTTGGAAATCCATTAATTTCATTACCACCAATTGTTTTAGTTTCACCAGCTCGATCATTAGTACAATCAACCTTAGTTATTTTAACATTTTTATTGCCTTTATAGTGATCAACTAATTTTCCATAGACATTTGAATTAAATTCGACACAATGAGGACACCAATCGGCAGTATAAGAAGTAAAAACTATTTGATTTGAAGTAAAATTTTCTTGATTTTTAAAATTGTCCATGGATGGTAGAAGGTTAATGATACTTGGATAAAAAATAATAATAGCTATTATTAGAAAACCGATTAAGTATAATAAATTCATATTTTTGTATTATATTATAATATTAGAAATATATTATGATAAATAAATTATTATCTGGAATATTAGAACATTTCTCTTCAGAAATTACTGATACTACAAAAATAGATTTGATATTAAAACCAATAATGTCATTATTATATAATAAATTTCATATATATATTAATGCTGGAATATCGTTATATTTTGTATTATTATTTATAAGTATCTTGAATTTAATTATATTATTATTCAAAAAATAAATATATTGTTATAATATATTTAATTATGTTTCTAGTTCCAAACAAAAATATTATAAAATATGTTATTTATAGTATAGTTATTATCGCAATATTGAATTTTTTAACTAAAAATAAACTATCTATGGCAGAATTTATTATGGTTTCTATATCTATTATTGCTCTTTATATAATATTAGATTGTGCTACCACTAAAGTAATCTCTAATAATGAAGAAAATTTTAATTCCTTATCTACATTATCATATATGGTACCAATTCCTCCTGTCTCTAATAAATCTTCGGTTGCTTCAAATAAATCATCACCTAAATCAACTCCTAAATCATCACCAAAATCATCACCTAAATCATCACCCAAATCAGATGCTTCAAAGAAAAAATCCTCAAAGAAAATCAAAAATACAGCTTCATTAGAAGAAATTAAAATTGTAGGAGATGAATTAAGAAAACTATACAATGTATTATTTAAAAAGTTAACAGATAAACAAGCATATGAAAAGATGTTAGAATTTACTCAAAATAAAACATTAATTAGTAAAATCTATAAGGAATCCATAATTAAAAAAGTAGAAAAATTTACAAATACCGATAAAGGTTTCCCTAAATTAAGCCCTGAACAAGAAAAAACTCTCATTTTATCACTTGCTAATACTATTTCAACCGTTAAAGTAGACTTACCTAAGAAAACAAGTACTAAATCAACAACACCAAATACTATGAAAAAAATAATCAAATCTGCTGTTAATTCCGCAATTAAGTCTACTGTAAAATCAACTGCTAAACCTATTGGAAAATCATTCCCAACTGAAGTAGAAGGTGATTCAAATTGGAAATATAATACATTCAATCCTAAACGTATGACACCACTTGGTGAAGGATTACAAGAATGGAAAAATGATTATGTCTTATTAAATACTGATAAATGGGCACCAGCATTAGTAGACCCTCCTGTTTGTAAAAAAGAAAAGTCATGTCCAGTATGCCCTAATATGTCATTTGGATATGCTAAACAATATACAACATTAGCGGATTTTAATTCTTCCAAGAAAATAACTGGGCCTGATGATATTAATTTAGATTATATAGAAAAATTAAATAGAGGGGAATAAATTTTAAATTATTTAATAAATAATTTAGATTTTATAGCATTGGTAATAAACGAGGAGCAATTAAAATATGGTAGGTAGCAAAACCAATTAATGTAAATAATAAACTATATATAAATCTTTGACTTAACATTGGTTCGCCATATGTGGTACCCATTAAGATATTTGCTACAATATTAAAACATGCAACTTTTACAAGGTCAGAAATTAAATCTCTTTTATTAACTTTACTAAAATCCATTTATATATATATATTAAACAAATATTTTTTTTTAGTTTAAATTAAATTCTTTTTATAGATTTACAATTTATGTATCAAATAATTATATTCGGGCTATTATTTTTAATAGTAATGTACTTGCTCTATCAAACTTATAATATTCAACGTGAAATTTATAAAATAAAGAATTCATTTGACGAACTAAATAATTTTTTAGATTTATCTATTAAAAAATCTAAACCAAAAGTTTTAGATACTCTATCTTCCATTAATACCACTGATATCACCGATAATATTGTTACTTACTCAAACGATGTCCGTAAAATGAAACCTGAAGCAACTATTGAATCACATGATCAAAATGTCGATGATGATCAACCAGTCGAATCAAGAATACAAGTTGTACAAGATTCCGATTCAGATGATGGTTTAGGTAGTTTTAATATGAAAATATTTAATAATATTAAATCATCTATTAATACACAATTATCTGAAACTTCTGAAAAATTATCCTCTAAATCATCATCTAAATCATCTCATAAATCATCATCTAAATCATCTCATAAATCATCTAAATCTGAATCACAAAAATCTGATTCACCTAAATCTGATTCACCTAAAGCGATATCAATGAGTGAATCATCACCAGTTAACGTAAACGTAGTGGAGACGAACGTAGCTGTTGTAAATGCAGATGCGGTAAAAGTAGTTTCATCCGAAAAATCACCTACAAAAGTAGTTTCTAATAGTGAATCATCAAAATCAGTGAATGAATTGCCTAAACATACATTAGATGATCTAAATAAAATGACAATTATAAATATTAAAGAGATTGCCAAACAATTAAATATATTATTATCGGTTTCGGGGAAGACAAAAAATAAAGCAACACTTATTAATGATATATTACAACATTAATAATTTAAAAATTTTAAAGTTAGTATACTCCAATATTTGGTACCGTCTATGGTACCATTTTGAGTACTCGAGTTAGAAACCCTTATTGGAAACCCTTATTGGAAACCCTTATCGGAAACCCTTATTGGAAACCCTTATTGGAAACCCTTATCGGAAACCCTTATTGGAAACCCTTATTGGAAACCCTTATCGGAAACCCTTATTGGTAACCCTTATCGGAAACCCTTATCGGTAACCCTTATCGGTAGTAAAAAAGCTTTAAATTATTAATTCTTAAATTATTAAGCTCTTAACCGACATTAATGATTTTTTTATTGCTAATAATTCATCTTCTGATATTGAAATAGATAAATTTTCATCTTTGTATCCTACATTTTTTTTAATCCATAATCTAAATTTTTTTTGTATCATAGATTTACTATATTTATTATGAATAAAAGTAATATTACTTCCTGAATTCATAGTTGAAAATAAATAATCATCAAACTTTTCACAATCATAAACATAAAAATTATCTAATAATATTTGTTTTTCATTTTTAGCTAATTCTACCATACTGTATTTATCATACAAATATGCTACTCCAAATACTTTTTCAGTATGACTCAAATACATTTTATTAATTATTTTTTTTCTTTCTAATATATCTTTTAAATTATTAATCATTTTTTTTATACTAATAGTTGTTGATCCAAATATATGATCAGATATGTAATATTCAATACCACTAAAAAATAAATTATTAATTATCAATTTATCATTTGTTTTCATTAAATTAATAAATTCATTCATATTAATATAATATTCATCACTACGATGTTTAATACAATATTTGGTATTGACCTGATCTAAGACTCTATAAATATTATGCATTTGATTATACATATTTCGCTCTAGTATATATTTATTTTTATTAGCTAATCCTAAAAAATCTTCATCTATTTTAGTATGTTTATCCAATGTAGATTGTATAAATTTACCATACATATAACAATTTATTCTATTTATGTTACATATCTTTGTTGTATAACCAGCAATTATAAATGTAATATCATCTATATGATCTTTATGAGTTAAAAAAATAATATTATATTCAGTATCATATAGTTTTTCAATATTAGTAATTATAAATCCTAAACTAGCATCTAAATCTACTGTATCTAATTTAGATATTAAACATATCTTCTTTACATTTGAATAATTAGATAAATTAATTTCCTTACATATTAATAAATTATTCGATCCAATACTTGATTCAAAATTAATAATATCCTTACATAAATTAATTACGTTCATCAATATTCTATATTATATATATAAACTATAAATGAAATTTATTAGTTATTTTAACCTCATTTTCTATATAATAACTAATTATAATGCTAATAATCGTAAAATTGATCATAATCTAATTATTTTTAATCCAGAAACTACTTACGATGAGTTTATCCCGTCTGATGAATATATTATGTGGCATACTAAAAATATTGGAACTTCTTTATCATCATTAAAAATGACTGGAGGAATTATTCCTTTTGAGAATATCTATACAAAATCAAAAAAATATTATATGAATATTCTAATTAATAATAAAGATAATTTCTTAGAATATGCTTTTCATGATATCTTCTTTGAAAAGGTTCGAATCGCAATTTGTCTAGCAGGATTTATGAGAGATTATGATAATACTATAATAGTCCTAAAATCATTTTTAAAAGATTATCATGTTGATTATTATGTGTCAACATATAATATACTTGATATGAAAACATACGATCCAATACATGCTAATGAAAAATTTAATATTGAAGATTTAACAAAAATATTAAATATTAAAAATTATGAAATAAAAGAGTATACAACTAAACAAATATCACCAAATAAGTGTATAAATAATTTATATTATAAAACAGCAAATATTTATGATTGTTATAAATTAATTGAAGGGAATTATTTTATTTATATATATTTACGACCTGATGCCCGCGTAATAAATTTAGATAGTTTAATTGATAATTATTTTGATGATATTATTAATAATAAAATAATCCTTAATGGAAAAAATGATGAACATATAATAGATGGTTTTGCTATATGTAATATATTTATAGCAGACATATATTTTAAATTTCATCTAAAAATACACACTTACATGGAATTTGAAGATTCTACCACCGAACAATTATTATTTTATTATTTAAGAGATAATAATATTTCTATTATTTTAGATAATATCGTTACTATAAGTAAATCACGACCTATTAAAGGTATTATTAATAGGATGGCATTATTAAAGAGCATCAGAAGGGTGTGATAATTTTATGCTTGTATTATGTAGTACTAGCTTGTATACTACCATTTAGTAGCCGCTAGATGCTAACCGCTATATGGTAACCGTAGATGGTAACCGCTAGATGCTAATTGCTAGATGGTAACCGTAGATAGTAACCGTAGATAGTAACCGCTAGATAGTAACCGCTATATGGTAACCGATAGATGGTAACCGTAGATAGTAACCGTTGATGGTAACCTTAGATGGTAACCGTAGATGGTAACCGTAGATGTGGGTAAACGGTCAAATGGTTAAATGGGTAAACGGTTAAAGATTAATGGTTAGTTTTTATTCTCCCCAAGCAATATCTCAATCATCTTAACAATCTTCAATTTCTTTTCCTCTGCCATATTTTCATACGCGTGAAATACACCAAACATTAATAAAGCACAAACAGTTTTTACATCTCTTGGAGAAACATCCTGTTGTTGTAACCACTTTTTATAATGATTTACAAATATCAAATTATAAGCAGCATCTATTTCTTTATCATATAAAATAGCATCAAAACCAACTAAACTTTGTAATATTTTAGCATAATCATATAATCTATCGCCACTGATTGATTTTGTTTTATGAATGATTCCCTTCATATCAATAAACTTATATTCATCCTTGTATGTTAAGAGAATATTACTGAACCACATATCACCATGTATAACTGACACAATATTGTCTTCAAAATTTTTACTATTCAAATACGTATTTAACCTTGTAATAATTTTTTCATATAAATAATCAGCATTTTCAAAATTATAAATTTGTTTATTTTCAAATCTCTTCTTAATCTTTAAAATATAATTAGACTTATATTCATCTAAATCTAATTGATTATTTAATTTTATTTCATGAAACATATTTATATTATTTAATAATTCATCAAACAATTTTAAACTATATGTTTTATTCATATATAGATATGATATTGGTATGCCATTAATTTTTTCTAATTTTAATTCAATTTGATTAATATTTAATTTATACCCATAATATTTCACAAAATAATCTTTTAAAAGTGGTATTTGATGTAAATTTTCATAAAAGAATAATTCACCTGAACCAGTTTCAATTGGAACAGTTTTTATTATCTTTTCATCAATACATTTTATTTCATTATATTTATTATTCTGAATTTTATTTTCAATATCATCATTTATTAATTGATACTCACCAATTAATTTAAAGATTCTTTCATCATATGGATTATAAGCTCGATCATCTATATAAATATCTCCTAATGGTTTTCCAAATATTAATTCATCATACGGTATCTCAAATTTATCTAATGTATCAAATGTTATCCTTCCAATATCCTTTACAACAGCCCCAATATTATGATGATGAGTTCCCATTCTTCGAGCAGTGTATATTATAATAGTATGTCCTTCTTCTTTTAATTTTTTTAATAAATTAATCATCTTCGGTATAGGTTTAACCGATGTATAATCACCATTAATAGTTGGATATGTTACTAAAGTATTATCTAGATCAAACACATATCGAAGCTTGGTTTTTATTCTTGATGTTACAAGCTGATTTGGGGTACCCATACTAATAATTTTATCTATGGTTATATTTTTTATTAATATATTTTTACTGTTCATAATAAATTCATACATCAATGACATATAAAATTCATTATTTGTTTTTTCATTTGCTTCTAAAATAGATTTGAAAGTATTGATAAACATATCTTTATTTAGAAATCCATAGCCACCTACGCATATCAGATCACTAATTTTTTCCTTTTCCTTAATAGATAGAATCTGATTATCTTCATTAATTTTTATGTAAGAATAAATTGGATCTTTTTCTGTATTAAAGTTTGTAAAAATAAAATTATAATCATAATGTTGATCTAAATATTGGTATGTTTCTTCAGGATAAATTGTATCATTATCTAAAAATATTATATTTGAATCATTCAACTCCTTATAGACCATTTGTAAACCAACAAAAGCACTTTCTGATGCACCCCGAGTAAAATAATCAATTAGAATAAAATTAAATTTTATTTTTGGAAACATATTTATAAGAATTTCTTTAAAATTACAAGCATCTAATTTTCGATTATATATGATATATAGATTGTAAGATTTGATTTGTTCTAACTTTAATGAATTAATAGTATGAAAAATCATTGGTTTTCCATTAACTAAATTTAATGGCTTTGGATATATTGATTCAAATCTAGAACCTTTTCCGGCACAAAGAATAAAAATATTCATTAATTTAGATGAATATATTTATTTTTATAAATGAACTTAAGATTTAACGAATCGGCCTACTACTATAAGTATTAATAAAATTGGACTATTAATAAATAGAAATGGTAGTGGTATATAATTTTCCAAATAAGTGTAAACACCTGGATACATGCTAAATGTTAACAATGAGCCGACAAACAAAATAGTTGAAATACTGATTACACTAATCTCAAAATTTTTTTTAGATTTAGAAATCCTTTTATCATCTTTATTTTTATTATATATAATACTAAAAGTTATTAAAAAAAATAATATCACTACAAGCGAACCTATAAAGTCTAAGTTTCTAAGGGTTAAAAAATTTGCGAGTGTTGATACACTTGTCTTTTCTAATTCCATATATATAAATATAAATTAATTTTGCTGATTTCTATATATGATATTTTTAAATAGAATATCATATAATTTTTAGAAAATTCTTGTTTTTATTTTCTTCTAGAAGGAGAAGGAGGAGAACGAGGAGAAGAAGGGGGAGAAGGGCTACCTCTAGAACTGCCAGTAGACTTGGTTCTGAGTCCAAAATAAAGGCCTAATACTAATATTGCTACTAATATGGCGATAATGTAGAAGAGATTGTTAGATAGAAAATCTAAAGCAGATTCAAACATTTTAAATATATATATATTAATTATAAAAAAAAACTAAATATTTTAAAAATCTATAAATTAAATCGCTCCTTTAGCAATTAGTAATTTTTCAACTCTATCACTTCCATAAATTTTAGCAAAATAAAGTGGTGTTAATTTTTTAAACTCAATTATTTTATACAAAATAGATGTATTCACACTAGCACCAGAATCAATAAGTAATTTCGCAATTTCAGGATAATCATGAATAGCTGTTATATGTAATGGCGTCTTACTACTACCATCAAGCTCATTTACATTTACACCACGTTCTACCAAAGCTCGAACACATTCAATATTACGAGCCTCAACTGAATGATGCAAAAGAGTCTTCCCCCAAAACCATGAATTTAACCATATCGGGTGAGCATCTCTAATTAACTCAACTACACCTTCTTTACCCCTAATTATATAAGGATGTAATGGATTAATGCTTAATAGTGATAATTTCCCAATTGGAAAACAATCACCCCACCGTTCTACACATTCTGTTCCAGGAATCTCTTTATTCCATTTTAAATCATTTCCATCATTACTAAAAGGAGCAATATTTACAGCATCCAAACATTCTCGTGAAAGAGTCCTGAAAATTAATGCTTCTTCAAGTGTTAAATATTTTAAAATACCGTGTTCATACTCGTATTCAATAGTATCCCATCCATTTGCTAGGATCGATAGAACTGAACGATCATTCAATGGATAGATTGTAGTTTCACAGGTTAATGTAATTATTTCTTCGTTATTTGTTGCGATGTTAGATATGGTTGTCATTAATAAAAATTAGAATATTAGGTATACTGTTTAAATTAAATTCAATTTTTACATCGATCCCCTATAATAATCATTCGAAAAATAATTAATAGTAAATAAACTATCAAAGAAAAATACTAATAAACTTAGATAAAATAATATTTTTGCTGCCCGATTATGTTTCTTCATTTGATAGGTATAATAAATAAAAATAAGCCATGTAGGAATAGCAAAAATATCCATTATATGAGATAAATGATGAATTAATTTACTAATTAGACTCATCGAGTATATAATATAAGATAAGATTTAAAAAGAATAATATAATTATACATATATTTATAAATGGCAACAAATACCGCACGAATATTAAAAGAAATAGAAGAAATCAGAAAAAATTCCGATAAAAATTTTAAAATTCACGTACCAGACTCCAATATTATGGACTGGTATATTTTATATCATAATCTAGACGATAAGCGTTTTCCAAATGCCGAATTCATTCTTCACATCAAATTACATGAAGGATATCCATTCAAGGCTCCCGATTTTAAATGGCTAACACCAAATGGTCGCTTTGAAGTTAATACAAAAATTTGTTATAATATTTCGACTTATCACGAAGGAGAATGGAATCCCTTGTGGAGGATGAGAACTATTATTATAGGTATATTATCTATGTTAATGGAAACAGAAACTAATGGGATTGGACACCTTCACGGAACTAGTCAAGAAAAGTATATAGAATTATCAAATAAATCTAAAGAATTTAATAAGAAGTTTGGATTTGAATTTATTAGTAAATCTTCTGGTTCGTCTGAAGTTTAATTTTGACACATCTTCTTAGCATAACCAATAACCGCACAAGCAATCCGTTTACCAGCATTACCAGTTTTTAATGATTCAGCATCTCCTCCCTTACCTAAATCATCTTTCTTTCCATGAATTACAATTGATCTTCCAATTATATTTTGTTTGAAACCTCTTAATTTGATCATATTATCTTTAAATTCCATTTTACAATTTCCTTTAGCATCAGTTATAATATTACCTAAATCTCCAACATGTCTAACTAAAGAATCTTTTCCACCATGTACTGTCTTGAATGGATTTAAATGAGCACATGCCGATGTACATCCGTCAGATAAATCACCAGCTTCGTGAATGTGAAATCCTAATTCAGAACTTGGCGGTAAGCCTGATAGATTAATATCTATGGTAACTGAATTTGAATTTTCGTAGAAATAGACAGATCCTTTAATAGTTGAATTTAAATAGGCAATTGCTGTAACTTTCGGGGCTATATCAAAGGTATATGTGTAATGTTGAATGAATATGATGATGAATAATATTATAATATATGGGTACATATTATATTATTATAAAATAAATCTTAACTTTAACAATCTTTAACCAACTTTAACACGAATCCTTTAGCGGTACCCGTTGAATGGTATCCCTTAGCGGTAGCCGTTGAATGGTATCCCTTAAGCGGTACCCATTGAATGGTATCCTTTAGCGGTACCCATTGAATGGTATCCCTTTAGAGGATAACTTTAACAATCTTCAACTTTAAACGGTATCCTTCACCTTACCCTTAACCGCCTTCACAATCTTCTCCACCTTCTCATCAACTGGTTTATCATCTTTAACAAATACTTTCTCAATAACTTTCTTCAACTCCATCAACTCACTTTTCCATTGTTGAATTTCACTAGTACTCTCAATCTTTTCCAACTCTTCTTCCAAATCATCAATCTTCTTTTGTAATTCATCAATCTTTTCCTTACTTAGAGAATAGATTGGCATCTGTAATAGATAATCATATGATTTGTTTTCCGATAATTTAGGAAAGTCTAGTTTAACCAATTGATCAATAATCTTATCCTTGGTTTGATTATTAACCACAATATGACCTTCAATAACTCCAATAATAAACTTCATCTTCCAATCTAAAACATCTAATTCCTTATCTAATTGATCAATTTGGTGAAGCTTACGTTTGGTATAATATTCTAATCTAACATCATAGAATTCTTTCAAGATATCATAAATGTTTTCATATTTATGGATAATATTCTTCTTATTAAAACAATGCATATTAGTAGTATGTTTCTTATTTATTATTTTAAGGGTTGCCTCCAATTTCTTCTTTTCAATTAAATCAAATAAGTTATCATCAGTAAATTGAATTTCAATATAAACTGTCTCATCAGTATTCTTATCTTTAAATCCCTTAATGATTTTCTCTTCCTCTAATTTATCTAAATATTCCTTATATTTGGTTGTCCAGGTTCCAACTGGTAGTTCACTAATAATGACCTTGCTATTTTCCTTATCCACTTTATATATTCCACGAATGTTAAAACCATTCTCGACTTTCTCAACTTTACCCTTAAATCCTCTATACCATGGATACATTTCTTTTACCGACTTGCTATCCATCATCAATAAAATATTATCAATGATCTGAATTGGATTATATTGGAGAACAGTCGTTGAGAATCCAGTACCAATACCCTCCGCTCCATTCACCAAAACCATCGGAATAATTGGAACATAATATTCAGGTTCAATTGATTCACCATCATCATTCAAATAGGTTAGAATTGGATCGTCTTCCGGTCTGAAAATTAATCGGTTCCATTCCGCTAAATATGTAAAGATATATCTCGCAGATGCATGATCCTCTCCACCTAAAAGACGTGTTCCAAATTGTCCAGATGGAAATAATAGGTTGATATTGTTAGCTCCAACATAATTCTGTGCCATTCCAACAATAGTTCCTTGGAGAGAAACTTCGCCATGGTGATATGATGTTTTTTCAGAGATAAAACCAGATAATTGCGCTACTTTAATTTCATCTTGTTTTTTATATAATTTTCTTAAAATACAACCATACTGAACTTTACGTTGAGATGGTTTCATTCCATCAATTACATTTGGGATTGATCGATTAATATCATCATTAGAGAAATGAATTAATTCTCGATGAACAAAGTCATATATGGGTACTTCTTTAACATCATTCTGGATAATCTTGGCTCGATCATATTTCATTAACCAATCCTTACGATCATCTGCTCTCTTCTTCTCAAATGCTAAGGTAATGGCATCATAACAAATATGTTCTTTGTGATTATCATCGACGGAAGTTGTCTTCGATTTCTTAGATGACTTTCGATGGGATTTCTTGGAAGATGCAATACTCTCTTCGTCAGATTCTGAGTCAGGTTCATCATTATACATTGATTTATTTGCCCAAGTATACTTAATTAATTTATTTTCCAAATCATTGAAATATTCTTTGGCTTCATCACGATTTGATGTTCCCAATCCCTTATAATATTTAATATGCCATAGATTCATATCAATTTTACCTTTCCAAGAATCATATTCAGTCAAATTGTAGAAGGTACGAACATCTTTACCCTTAACTGCTTTCACAATTGGAGTTGCTAAAGCATGGATAAAATTTAATTTTATTAAGCTGGGGAAAAAATGATGAAAGAAATTCATCACCAATCCTTTGATGTGATAGCCATCTACATCTTGGTCACTCAAAACTATAATGGAACCATATCTTAATTCGGAAGCATTAATGTATTCCTTATTATGTTGTAGTCCTAGAATTTTCTTAATATTAATGATTTCTTCATTTTCTAATAGCTGTTTGGCAGTTGCTTCTCGAACATTTAGTAATTTTCCTTTTAGAGGGAAGACGCCATAAAGACAATTTCCATCGGTAATAGCGGATCGACCAGCCATAGCTAAACCTTTGGCTGAATCTCCTTCAGTTAAAATAAGACGACAAAGATTAGATTTTTTGCTACCAGCCCATTCAGCATCTTCTAACTTTGGAATACCTTTAATATTTGCTGTTTTCTTTCCATCAGTATTTTTAAGAATAACTTGATCTTTTAGTTTAGCCATTTGAATAATCTGCTCAACTATTCCTGACTTTAGGATCTTGAGAATAACTTTATCATTCATTTCATAAGTGGAACCAAATTCTGCTTGCTTAGTTTTTAATTCTTCTTTGGTTTGAGATGAGAAAGCAGGATTAATGACTACACTATCGATAAAAATAATAAGATTCTCCTTAATGGATTCATCCTTGATTTTTAAATCTTTGTTCTTTTTAAGGATTGCTTCTTTAATCTTCTTAATAATACCTTTCATTATATACTCTACATGATTACCACCTTTGTAGGTACAAATTCCATTTACAAAACTCTTCTGCTCAAAGTTATTATCTGGCTTATAGATGACACCTACTTTCCATCGAGCTTGGTCATCATAATGAACATCTTCATCTGGATAATATAATGATATATATTTCTTAAAGTTATTACTTTCTATTTTCTTATCATCATAGAATACCTTTAATTTTTCTCCTAGACCGGCAATATCGTAGACACGCTTTTTGAATAGATTAACAATATCATCGGATAGATTAGTTAATCCGAAACGTTTGAGATCGGGATAAAAGGTGATCTGGGTGTATGACTTTGCTTTGAAGTCGGTGATGGCTGGTTTGGTGCGCTTTCCCATGTTATTACTGAATTCCTGATAAAATTTTCGTTTTCTGGTTTCATCAACAGTTTCTACTATGAATTTGGTACTAAAAATATTGGTTAATTTAGCACCATAACCATTGCGACCACCGGTTGTTCGTTCTTCTTTGTCATCATAGTTGGTGGAGGTTAGGAGCTCACCAAAAATTAATTCTGGAACGTAGATTTTGTGTTGGGGATGAATTTCAACATCAATACCCTTGCCATTATTAAATACGATAATTTCATTCTTATCTTTATTGATGGATACTTTGATGGTGTCACAAGTTGGATCAGTCTTGGTGTGATCATAGGCATTTACAATAATTTCATCAAAAATCTTGTAGAGAGCGGGAACATATTTGATATTTTTCCGGACGATTCTTTGAAGATCATTATCAAAAATGTCCATAAGATCTTCCTGGATTTTGGTATTATCTACATATGTATCCGGTCGATCTAGGATATGCTCTATGGGAGTTTTTTTTTGATATTTTTGTTCTAGAGATTTTGAATCCATTATGCTTTTAATATAGTGGTTATTTCTTTATATTAAAATAATTTGAAATATCAATTTTTTAAAAGATATGAATGGAATGAATATCTTTTAAAAAATTGGGGCGCTGCGAAGCTGGAGCGTATGCGATGTGAGAAAGCAATTTTTATTTAAACTATGAAATAGTTATAATAAAAATTAGAATGACTGAAAGGAGAGAACAATTTTTATTTAAATTTTTTTATATCTAAATTTTTAGGATGTAAAAAAAAATCTATCTAGCTTGAACAAAATATGTTCTGGACATTCCTTTGTGAGTAGTTATATAATATCTATTCACACCACCAATTACAGTACGATAGATTACTTTAACTTCTTTATTATTCAATGATAATCGCCAAACTGATTGATATATATTATTTAATACAAGATTTGCCGCTCCCGCAAGAGCAGCAGCGGCAGCGGCCGCTATAGCGGGAGCGCCAGGATCAGCAAATCCATTAGCCTCCAAAATTCTACGTGCCGTCCTCAATGTATGAGTACGAGCTATTCCAGCGGCAGGAACCGCAACAATCGGAGCAGCAATAACTGGACCTTTAATTGTATCATAATCATTATTTGCTAATGAATTAACACCACCTCCAGCTATATCGGGTATAAGATAATTACCAGCAACATCCCTACCAATTTTTGTAGGAGCAAATCCAGTAGCTTGTTGAGGTATTTCTGAAATGAGACCTAAAATAGAACCAAATAGTGCTCCAGGCATTCCAGGATTTACTATATTTAATTGAGCTGGCGTTAGTACAATATTTGGAAGTGGTGGAACAACATCAAATCCTCGTCTATATCTTTCGTTAAAAGGATTACCCACCTGCGCATCACTCCCAATACATGCCACAAATTGTAATCTACGTAAGTTTCCAGCAAATACTTCTGCTGATCCACAAATATGTGGTCTATCCGGAAAATTATTCAATATTACGTCAGTAACAGCAGCACCACCCGTCATTCTCCCACTGCTCTTTCTACGATTACCACCAATTAAATTTTTTTTACTAGGAACCCTTTTACTCCCTCCCTTAACCTTCTTACTATGAACCTTTTTACTCCCTCCCTTAACCTTTTTACCAGTTCTCTTTACACTTCCTTTCTTAACCTTTTTACTATGAACCTTTTTACTCTTAACCTTCTTACTAGTTCTTTTTAAAGCCTCCCTCACTTTCCTAGAAGTTTTTTTAATATTTTTCCGCAATCTATCAAGAGAACCATCCATCTATATTATTATAAAATATTTTTTATTTAATTTAAAATTATAAATTGAATAAAATTTGAAACGTAATGTTTATCTGCGTTGAACAAAATAAGTATTTCCTAATTGTTTATTAGCTGCTGTAAAGTAATAGCGGCTACCAGCGACGGCGCCGGCGCCGGCAGCTCCTCCTACCCGATAAATCGCAACCACTCTGTTATTATTCATGCCCAAACCACCATTGGCTGCTGCGACAGCTCCGAAAGCAGGAGCACCAGCAAGTGGATTGGTCTTAATAGCCGCTAAGTGACCAGCTGCGTTAGCTGCTCCACCGGGAGCCCCTGCTAATAAAGCATCTTCAATAGCAGCATTAGCAGCAGCTCCAATTCCAGCTGCTGCTAATGCAGGTGGAGCATAAGGTCCATCAACTGGGACCGCTGCTGCACTACTTGCCCCCGCAAATCCAACCCCAGAATGTTTTGGTTCTACACCAGTAGCCTCTTGTGGAATTGCTGATCTTACACCTAATATTCTTCCGTATGGAAATTCTCCTCCTACGGGCTCATATTCATAAGCTGCGTCATTAGCGAGTGTAACACCTAAACCACCCGCACCACCACCAGCAACAAATGCTACTTCTGGTCCAGCAGCAGCACCAACACCTGCTGCTATAGTAACAGCAACATATGCTGCGGGCAATGCTGGTCTAACAGCATTGGCTACGGCACCAGCACCACCAGCTACACCTGCTCTACTACCAATACAAGCAACAAATTGCCAGTGAGATAAATTACCTACTGGTATTTCTGTTGACTGACAAACCCTCAATCTTGGATTTACAGCACCTAATAGAGCATCAGTTACAGTATTACCCCCCTTCATTCTTCTACTACTCTTATTTCTACGTCTCTTACCACCACTCATTCCACCAGAAGCACCACCTCTACGAGATCCCTTCTTAGATCCTTTCTTAGACGCACGTCGTCTCTTGCCACCACTTAATCCACCAGAAGCACCACCCTTCTTAGATGATCTAGCTTTCTTAGACGCACGACGTCTCTTACCGCCACTTAAGCCACCAGAAGCACCACCTCTACGAGATGATTTCTTAGATGATTTTTTAGAAGAGCGACGTCTTTTACCACCACTTAAACCACCAGAAGCACCGCCTTTCTTGGATGATCTGCGAGAGCGTCTTTTACCACCACTCATGCCACCAGAAGCACCGCCCTTCTTGGATGATCTACGAGCGCGTCTTTTACCACCACTTAAACCACCGGAAGCACCACCTCTACGAGATGATTTCTTAGATGATTTCTTAGAAGCACGACGTCTACGGCCACCACTTAAACCACCGGAAGCACCGCCTTTCTTGGATGATCTACGAGCACGTCTCTTGCCACCACTCATGCCACCACTCATACCACCGGAAGCACCACCTCTACGAGATGATTTCTTGGAGGATTTGCGAGCACGTCTCTTGCCACCACTTAAGCCACCGGAAGCACCACCTCTACGAGATGATTTCTTGGAGGATTTCTTAGAAGCACGACGTCTCTTGCCACCACTCATGCCACCAGAAGCACCACCTCTACGGGATGACTTCTTGGATGATCTGCGAGCACGTCTCTTACCACCACTCATGCCACCGGAAGCACCACCTCTACGGGATGACTTCTTGGAGGATTTGCGAGCACGTCTCTTGCCACCACTCATGCCACCAGAAGCACCACCTCTACGGGATGACTTCTTGGATGATTTGCGAGCACGTCTCTTGCCACCACTTAAGCCGCCGGAAGCACCACCTTTTCTTTGTTTAACAGAACGATGTTTTTTACTTGAGGTAGAACTCTTTTTCCCACGTTTACCTCCACTGAGACCACCACTGGCACCACCTTTACGGGAACTTTTTCTAGATACTTTTTTACTAGATCTTTTTTTACCGCCAATCAAACTCATTATTATATATATTATAATATAATATTTTAATTTAAAAATAATTAACTAAATTATTTTATGAAACAAAATACTAATTTAAATTTTAATATAGTAAAATCAAGTTTAAATAAATCAGACGATAAAAATAATGTATTAACAAAAAATAATTTTTTAGACACAAATAATTATTTGAAACAAAATCTTTATAGAAATTCAGAAGACAATCAACAAAATACAGAATCTAGCCAGCAATTTATGGTTTCAAATGGTTTTGAATCAGAAGAATATTTAACAAATCAACGAAGTCGTTCTATTGTAGGAAATCCTAATTATTTAAATGAATATACAAGGAGAAAAGTAATTCCAATAGCAAAACCAAATGAAGATTACAAGATTACACGAATTAATGTTGATTCTTCTTATAGATCACTAAATCCGGTTAATGTTTTAGATTCCGCTCAACATTTTTTACCAGAAAATCCATTTTATTTCAAAACAAATTCTAACTTATTAACTATCCGTGACCCTGCTCACGGATATAATTTAGATGATAAAATAACCTTACAAAATGTTAATATTGATACAAATTCTGTTAATATTGTATTTGAAATAAAGAGTTTTTTTGTGCGGGTTGAATATGAAAATCATAATTTAAATCCTGCGAATAATTATCTAGTATTAATATCAAATTTAAATGGTAATGCTTTAAATAATACAGTTTTTGATAATGTTCCTATTAACTATATTAATAAAATTCAAAATGTATATTTTTCTAATGGAACTGATACAGCAACTAATAATTATTTTTACATTAAAATTAATATTTTACCCACTATAAATAATAATACTCTAGTTGATATTAAATTATACTCTATCAATGGTGTACCTCTAAACAACATTAATTCAAATTATCCAATTAATATAAATCAATCGCAATCTTCATTAACAATTACCAATATCTTATCACCAGATTATTATCAAGTTTCTCTTTCTACTAAAGCAACTATTGGTTTATCTGATAATACTAATTTAAGTAATTTAATTGGTGTTACGGGAATTGGTGGTAAAGATATAGTCGTAAATAAGATTAATGGTATTATTGAAGGTTTTCCAAATTCTAACCAGTATAAATATAGCTTGGGTCGAAATTTTAGGAATGTTAAAAAGATACGATTATTATCTACTGAAGTGCCAAATACTGAAAAGATGATAAAACAATATCCGAAAAATAAACAGAATAATATATTATATTGGCAAAATGTAGAAGATGGAAATAATATTTATCAAATTAATGTTACTCCTGGTAATTATACAATTGATGAATTAGCATCAGAATTACAAACTAAAATTTTAGCAGTTCCTCGAGTAAATCAAGCAAATACAGCAACTGATCCTAAAAAGATTATTAATTTAAATGATCACTTTGCTACAGTTAGTATTACTCAGTCAAGTAATTTATTTCAAATTAGTTATTATACCACCGTTATTTTATCACAGGCAATTACAAAATCAACCTATATATATGCTGACGGATTTGATCGTATTATTGTAAATCATCCATTACATAAACTAAATGCTGGTGATACAATTCTGTTACAAAATGTAGTTTCTACAGAACAGATTCCAGATACAGCAATGAATGGTACTTGGTCGATTGAAACAATTATATCTGAAAATAATTATCAGATTAAATTACAGAAATACAATAAAAATACATCTACAGCTGTTACTAGTGGTGGTGATGCTATCAGAGTATTAAAACCATTACAAACTCGTTTATTATTTAATTTACCAGGAACTATTGGAACTATTTTAGGGTTTCGAAATGTTGGTGATTATAATGCTGTAACTGTATATTCTAAATTATTATCAAATATTACTCCATATGAATTAGATGTTAATCTTAATAGCGTTGGAGCTGTAAATCCGGATATAATTAGTAATGTATTATTAAATTTTAATGGATACAATTATATCTATTTAACACTTAATTACATCTTTAAAGATTCGATAGATGTTAATGGAATTAAAAATATATTTGCTAAAATATTATTATCTGGAGATCCAAATACAGTAATATATAATGATTTCATTCAATTAGGACAAGAATTTTTAAATACAATTATATCATTAAGTGAAATTGAATTTACATTTTATACACCGGATGGATTATTATATGACTTTAATAATATTGATAATTCATTTACTATTGAACTTTATGAGAAAGTATGAACTCTTTAATTTATTAACTTAACTTATTAACTGTTTACTTTATGGCACCGTTAGATGGTAATCACATATGGCACCGTTAGATGGTAACCGCTAGATGATAATTATAGATGGTATCTTTAATGGTATTATAAATGTAACTATAGATGTGGCCATAGATGTGGTAAACTGGTTAAAGGTTAACTGGTTAAGGTAATAGTTGTATCCCCTATTTTTTTCTATTATATTATAATAGAAATGTCTAGACCCATAAATTCATTAAATAGATCAGCCGTTACTCAGGCATCAAGTATTCTACAAGTTATAACAAGTCAAGGTACATCAACTGTAACAATTGCTGGAGGTGCTGCTACACTAAATTTAGATAGCTTATATGTAAAGAATATATATTTATTAGATACACTTCATGCTAAATTAAATGTTGATGTAAATGCTCCTGATAAATTAATAATTACCAAGGGAGTAATAGCAAATCAAATTAATTCTACAGATCCATTAAATGAAGTCCTAAGTTTTAATAACGTAAGCTTTCAACCAGATGTAGTTGATCCAAATAATGTTTCTATATACACTAGTAATATATTAACAATTGGAAAAATAGGATCAAACCTAAATTTAATTGGATATGATATAAATGTTTATTCTAATGATGTTATATCAATATATGGAAATTTAATAATAAATAATGATTTGATTGTTCTTGGTAATATAAATTTAGGTAGATTAGTTGCTGATAGTATTTCATCAAAAGGTAATATTAATGGAGAAGGCAATCTTATAATAAAAGATAATTCTTATTTTGGAGGTAATATAATTAATATTAGTAATGATCAGAGTGATTCTAATGTTCAGATTAACTTTTTAGGAATCCATAATGGTAGAATCGAATTTGATCCAAAAACCGAATTATTTAACATTAATCAAGATACATACATTAATGGTAACTTACAAGTAAATGGTAATTTAACTGTTATAAATCAAATAATTCAATCTAATTTAACTATTTATCAAAATTCAAATATAATTGGTAACTTGGAAATAGAAGGTAATTTATTAGTTTTTCGAGAAACTCAAATCATAGGTAATTTATTTATTAATTCAAATTTATTTGTATCAAATGCTAACATTAAAAATGATTTAACTGTACAAAGAAATCTCTATGTTAATGCGATTCAATCTAATACAGCTGATATTTACACTGCTTTTCATACTACTAATGCTAATATTGGTAATTTATCGGTTGATTATAATGCTAACATATATTGTGATTTAAAAGCTTGGTCAAATTTAATTGTTTTAGGTGATTCTAATATTCATGGTAATATAATAGTGGGAAATATAATATTAAATAATAATACATTATCTGGAAGTAATAATTTAAAATATAATTCGACCACATTAATATCAGTGAATGAAAATAATGTATTAAATTTATCTAATATAATAATTGTGGATCCGAGTAATTCAATTGATGTAATGTTAGAAGTTAGAGGGAATATATCTTGTGACAATTTATTTTTAACATCTGCTGTAGAAAAGAAGAGAAATATTCGAGAAATATCGAAAGAAGAAATCGTAAGATTAGATAGAATCAAATCTTATAATTTTGATTTAAAATCAAATAATAATAACAATTATGGATTTTTAGCTCATGAAGTTCATGAAATATTTCCATCATTATCAACTGGTGAGTCTGTAAATTATATTGGTTTTATTCCATTATTGTTAGAAAAAATACGAAAATTAGAAGCAAGAATAGAATCTATTTTTAATTAAGGGACCTTTTAATTTGTTGTAAGTTATATTGTAGTTCAATAAATTTAACATAATTAGTTAAAAATAAATCTATTTTGGTATTAAAAGTTTCAAAATATTTATTCATCCAACTATGAATTTCATCAATTTCAATATTAAAATCATCTCTTAAATTTTCATTAATTAATCTATATATATTTGCTAATTTTATTTTTAGTATTTCACTCAAAGAAGATAATGATTTATTACTAATTATTTTTTCATTAAAATTATATTTATATAAATTTAAAATTATTAATTGTGCTAAATTTGGATTTTTATATGTAGGATCATATATGATTAAATCTGATTGAAACTGTTTCATATTGTCATCACTTATACCAAATTTATTTTCATTTGTAGTCATTATAAATTTTTTTATTATTTGATAATAAACATTTGAAAAATGTAATGTAAGTACATGTACTAATGTATTTGTAAATCTTTGTATGTATCTATTTGTTGAAATTGTTTGGTTATAAGGATCGTGTCTTTCAATTAACATATCATAAATAGCACCCTGAATATTATTTTCATTATTTAATTCAGTAAATATAGCTCGAGCAGGAGGAACGACACCAGGATTATAAATTAAATCAAATAAGTCATTATATCCTATATTTTTATTATTATAATATGGTTGAAAAATATCTCTATTGATCTCATCAATATTAAATATATAATATATATTATTAAAAATTTCTTTAATATATTTTGGTATTTCTGAATTTAATTCATTATTATTTTTTAATTTTGTAAATAATTCATCAGAATATATTTCTGAAAATAATAATTGTTTCTCATCAAAATTATTACCACTTTTTTTATAAAAATTTGTAATATTTAATTTAATTTTATCATTAATAATTGCTTTTGGTGTTTTATTTTGTTTATTTTTCATTTTCTTCATACTATCTAATTTTGGACCTAAAATTCTGTAAATTTCTCTAAACATATCATTATTTTCAATATTTGTTAATTGATGTAATAATGTATTATCTAAATTATCATTTATAAAATAATTTGTTTTTGGATCACTAATTAATAATCTAATAATTTCAATTGTATTTGAATAACATAGTAAATCAGTATTAGTTGCTTGATAATTATAATTATAATATATATTATCTGTTTTTGGTGGATTGGGATAGTTAATTGGTGGACCCCCCGCAACGGGAGCGGTAGCAGCTTCATTAATAAACATTGATTGATTATCAATACCTTCTAAATAACGTATATTATTACTCATGATTTTTTTAATATCTATTTTAAAACTTTCTGAAAATTGATTTTGAATAATCTGTGTACTTTCTAACATTCTTTCAACGATTACCTTCGCGTAATAATATTTATAATATCTTATTAATTCAGTCAATAATTCATTACCAACTTGCTTAATAATATTTTCTAATAGATCTTTCATTGGTATTCCACCAGTATTATATTCTTTTGCTAAATCATTTAGTGTATCATCAATAGTACATATTCCAGTAGGATCGTTATAAATTATTATATTATCATATAATTCTTTAATTATGTAAGACCGTAATAAATTAAGAGGTTGAGAATCAATTGAATAAAGAATTGCATTTTGATCATGTCTAATATATCGTTGGTTATCAAAAGCAGCATTTGTTTTTTCAATATTCATTTTGCTCATTATTGTCTCTTGAGGGACAATATTTGGACCATATAATTTTGTAATTAATAGATCATATTCATCATTACTAAAGAGTTTTAATCGTTTAGTTCCTTCAGTGGATGATCTATTATATTCAGTATTAATAACATAATCATCATCACTTACTGATATTTTTCCAGGAATTAGAGGACATCTATGTATTCCTTCTTTTCCGGGTCTATATAATATTTCATTAAATTGTGTTGTATTTGTTGTGTTAAGATTTATATTAAAATATTTATAAACTTCAACATCTGGATCAACAATTGGTCCAACTACACATAAACGATCTACACTATCATTTTCTGTTAAATATTTTAAAAAATACTTGTGATTATTAAGATTATTAAACTTAACAAGTATATTTTCTTGATTTTCTGTACTAAATGTATCATATTTTATAACATTTAATGCTTTACGTCTTAGATCTATATTAAAATTTTGTAGTATATTTTCACTGAAATATGATATTGGATCTTCATTTGTACTCGGATCAGTAATTGATACTCTATTAACTCGAAACATGTCGTATAAATATGGAGTAGTATTTCTAAATGGTAAATTAAATTGATTTAAAAAAGTAGTCATTGTAATAGTTTGCAATTGTCTTTTAATCAAATCTGCGGCTGCAGCTGGAAGACCCAAAGCATTAATAGTATTATCTATAAAACTTGTTATTCCCACAATTAGTGATCCAATTGTATCTGATACCACGAGTGCACTAACCCCGTTATATAAATTTGGTGGTTGAAATGGTACGACTAGTTGTACTGCTAAAAGTGCTACTGATAAATTTGTAAAGAATTGCAGTAATTGTTGTTCTGCTGCGTTTCCTGGTGGTATTGGTGGCGGTATTACCACTGGTAGACCAGCTGGTAGTGCGTTGGGTAGCGGCGGATCTAAATTATTTCGTGGTAGATTAAAACTACCTATCTGTAAATTTAAAATAATATTATTATATTCATCTGATAGTTTCATATTATTATAAAAATTAATAAGTGTTTCTCTCATCCACGTTGTCTCAAACTTCCTAAAAATTAAATTATTATATTTTTCATTAATAGTATAACTACCATTCCGACCATATCTAATAAAATCGGCGGTTTTATTTTCCACACCTGGGATAATTAATTCATTAATTATTTGAATAATCTTACTTAATTTAAAATAATTTATTAAAATAAATTTGTATGATTTATTATGCTCCTTAAAATCATCTAACTCAATAATATTCAGTATATCTTTTGCTCTATAAATTTCCTCTAATGTTTTAAATATTGTTTTTAAGTCTTCAGTAATTTCTAATGGTAAATTAAGTGTTTTAATATAATTATCAATTAAATATTTCCAAGTTAACTGATCATATTTTGATATATCCATAGTAAATATCTCTCCAAATCGTTGATCAACTGGATTAACCTCAATATTACATTTATCAATTTTTGATGGATCATTTATAGCATTTATATCTGGTGTAAAATCTGGTAATTTTACATAACTAACTATTTCGTAATCATATCCGTTATTTTTTTTTATTACCTTGGCTTCAATAATAGATAATCTATTATTAAATGGATGAAATATTCTAATATGTTGTTCATTATTTACTTCAAAAACATGTTTACTAATATAAATTAATACTACTTTGAAATAATTAATAAGATAATTTTCATATTCATCTATTTCAGTTTTAACTGTTAACATATTTTTTATTTGATTTAAATATAAATCTACTATCTCTTTGTCGATTCTTTTAATGTTCGCATTACAAGTAGTTGCTGCTTCACCAATTATATCTATTTTATCTAATTTACTAATATTTGGATTTAATTCGTATTTATCAATCAAATCCATCTCCTTTACAATTTCAGTCACATTCTGATCTATCTTATCATCTACAAATTTTTTTAATTCAAAGGCATTATATCTATTAGTATTTGTTTCATCACTTATTTCTCTTATTAATTTACTTTTTCTTTCACTTATTTGATATCCATCTCTGTAATCTTCGAATAAAAAACAAAATAATTCATAATTTTGAGGATTAAATACTTCAATTATTTTATTTTTAATAGCATCTCTAAATTCACTTCTATCTTTTATTTCTAAATTATTTTTTAATTTAGGTATTATTCTTTTTGGACAAACTTCATAATATTTATTTAATGCTAATTGTAATGCTGTTTTTTTTTGAAAATTTATAGCATTTGGGTTAGCACCTAAATTTAATAATTCTTTAACTACCTTAAAATTACTTCCCATTATTGCTAAATGTAATGGTGTTTCATATTGTTTATTAAATGTATTTATTGGTGCTCCATGACTAATAAAAAATTTTAATAGCTTTATTTTTGTTTCCTCTGGAAGTAAAGAATTATCTACTTTTATTAATATATGATTAACAGTATTATTATTTTCATCTATAAAAGATAAAATAACATCATCTGTTATTAATTGATATAGCAAAGCATGATTTCCAGAAATTATATTTGAAAATATAGATTCTTTTAATACCGGATCTATTGAAGGAAGTACATTTAATACTCCAACATTATTTCCACTATTTCCAGTATTACTACTACCTCTATTAGGAATATATTTAAAATTAGGATTAAATTTAGTTCCTTTATAATTTGTACTCATAATATCTAGAATATAAAAAAAAATTATTATATAATTTATATATGTCATCCTTTAAACCGCTAAATTCAAATGAAAATAATCTTCATATTATTAGAGCATCAACTGATAATACAGGTACTATAGTAAAACCAACAATAAACCAACTTCCTCCTAGCTTCACAATTACACCAACTACAGGTGGTACATACGCATATTTAACTGTTTCTTATCCTCTAGTATATAATTCATCTGATGTACCCTCAGTATTTATTTCTGCTACGAATATGAATGTAACTAGTAAAACAACTAATTCATGTGTCATAACTAGCACAACCGCTTCCTTATACAGTACTGATATAGTAATTATTGGTACTCGATCTTCTGGTCCAATATTTGCTGTTTCAAATAGAGGATGGAAATATTCATCTAGTTTAACCAATAATAATTTACTCTATTCTGATATGTTAGTTGGTATAAATACTGATAATCCAACTTTTAATTTATCAACCACTGGAAATATTGGATTTACCCCTTATGAAACACCTAGTTCACAGTTAGTAACCTCACAATTATTAAATAATTATTTAAATATAATTAGTTTAGATGCTAACTCAACAGTATCCTTACCACAAGCATCACAAGATGGACAGTTATTAAATTTAACAATTGGTAATATACTTATATCAAACTATACTGTAACATTAAACACATCATCAAATATATTAAATAATGTATCTTCAAATATACAATTAAGTAGTGTAGGTGATACGGTATCATTATGTAGTTATAATAATGCTTGGTTAATAATAAATCAAAGTATAAAGCCCCCAGTTACATTAGTAAATCCAGCAATACAATATAATCAAGTAAATGCTTCTACTTACAGTTTTAATTCTATTATAAATGGAAAATTAACTGTCTTAAATTTAAATGCTAATTTAACAATCAATTTACCAGTTACTACAGACCTTGATGGGTATGTAATTGAAATTGTAGTTGGTAATGTATCTAATATGTCATCTGTTAGTTTTCTAAATGGAAATATAATAAATAATCCTACTATTGGATTATCAAATATATCTGATAAAATTAAATTATTGGGAACGGTTAGTGGGTGGTTGGTTATATGAACTATTTTAAAGTTTCTATACCTTTTAAAGTTTGTATACCTTTTAAAGTTTGTATACCTTTTAAAGTTTGTATACCTTTTAAAGTTTGTATACCATCTTAGCCGCGAACATATAGCCGCGAACATATAGCCGCGAACATATAGCCGCGAACATATAGCCGCGAACATATAGCCGCGAACATATAGCCGCGAACATATAGCCGCG